AAAGGGCCGACCGCTAAGATTCTTATGGAATGGTGATTAAGCAAAACAAAATAATACAAGGCGAGAAAGAATATACATCAATAAGTATTTACTTATCAAGGCATAATTCATCTTTTTTAGAAAAAGTGACGCCCGATTACTGAGTCAATTGCCATATCAACGAATTTTGACAAATCAGCCGACTCATAAGTTGGCGACTTCAGGATTTTGCCATCGGAAATTCGATATCCGATCATACCATCCCGACCTTCAGCAACACGGAATGCCAGGTCATCTTTGTCGTATTTGCACTTCGCAACCAACTTCATGCGCAGTTCGGCGTCAGCCGGCCAAAGTTTCGTCATATTGCTGCGATGGACTTCGGCCACCAGATCAACGACAGGGACATTCATCAAATCCGCCAGGTGATAAACCATCTGTGACGCCACGTAGATGCGATTCATTGCGCCACGCAAATCCACGGCTAAACTGGTGGAGTCTGCATACCCAGAGCGGATTTTGGCCGCAATAACCTCAAGCTCTTCTGCGGCCACCCCAAACTGAGACAGCCCGAGGATGATATCTTCCTGCGGCTTTTTGCTATGAGCGTGGACGTAGCTGGTGTAAATATCTTCGCTCTGTTCTTTTGTGAAGTGAGCCATGGCGTTAACCACACCGCCACGCACGCTGATCAATGTGCCAATACCAACGTATAAACCATCGGCCATAGCATCCAGAACTTTATCCATGTCCAGATGTTCAACAGCTTCGGCAGCTTCGTCTACAGCCTCTTCACGGATGAGACCAGCACGAAGCTCTAAAAGCTCAGGCGTGATGTCGGCTGCGATCGGATGTTGAAATAGTTCGTGAAACTCTGACACCATCTCGCCGATTTTCATCGTAATGTCGGAGCCACCAGGGTAGATCTCGTAAAGCGTGTCTATTTTTGCGCCATTTTTGGCTTCAGATTTCAGGCGAGATTTCTCTAATACTTTCTTTAACATTTTTAATTCCGTGCATTTGAATGATGTGATTATTGTGACCCAGAGAGCCAGGCCACAAAATAAATCAAAAGGCTTACAGGTCGCCAAATCCGCCAAGCATTGATGTATCAACGGCTGCGTCAATTTGCCCCACCAGATACGAAGGGATCTCCGTTTCCTGCGGCGCCACCTGAACGTTGTCGGTGAACAGCCAGCTGTTCATCCACGGCAGCGGATCGAAAGTGACATCGTCAAACAGAGGGTTGAGATGAAGTCGCTTCATCGCCAGATTTGTGCGGTACTTCACGTACTGTTTCAGGATCTTCGCATTCAGACCAATCATCGAGCCGTCTTTGAACAGATAATCAGCCCAACGCATTTCCTGCTCGGCCACGTCGAGCATCGTCTGGTAGACAAACGGCTCTTCTTCTTCGGCGATCTGCTTCCACAGCAAACCTTCGCGACCATTTCGCATATTTCGCAACATGCGCTCAGTGCCTTCGCAGTGTAGCGCCTCGTCACGCGCAATCAGTCGCATAATCTTCGCGTTGCCTTCCAGCAGCTTTCGCTCGCCAAACGCGAACGTGCAGGCAAAACTGACATAAAAACGAATCGCTTCCAGCGCGTTTACAGACACGAGAGTACGGAACAGCTGGCGTTGCATCGGGTATGGCTTCCCGTCGAACTCAGACGCGTACAGACGCTCAAATTCATCTTCCCCGAGATGCTCGCGAGCGCAGACCATTTGATAAAGCTTGTCGTACTCTGCCGATACGCTCGATGCGCGGCTGATAATCTGTTCATCAGTTACGATGCCGTCGAAAATCTCGCTTGGATCATCAACCATGCCTCGAATGATATGGGTGTAGCTGCGGCTGTGAATGGTCTCGGAGAAGGCCCAGGTTTCAATCCACGTTTCAAGCTCCGGGATGGAAGCCAGCGGCAGCAGCGTAACGTTAGGGCTACGGCCTTGAACGCTGTCTAATAGTGTCTGGTAGCGCAGGTTACTGTTGAAGATATGCCGCTCATGATCGGCCAATTTCGTCATGTAGTCGATTCGGTCTTGCGAGATATCCACCTCTTCCGGGCGCCAGAAGAATGACAGCTGTTTCTCGATCAGCTTCTCAAATTCACGGTATTTCTGGATGTCATACCGTGAAACGTTGACTGAATTGCCGAGGAACATCGGCTCTTTCGTCGCGTCGTTTGCGCCGAGACGGAAAGTTGAATAAGACATGTGTTTCCCTTTGTTATTTAATAAATTCTATGCCACTTCAGCTATCGATAACGCCATGATATGTGGACTTAACAGGCTCTCAAACGGAGAAGAAAGGTGGGCTTTCGCCCACCTGGTTATCAAATTTTGCAAGCGCCACCGCACTCGTCTTCCTCCTCGATAAATTCGGTCGACGATGGAAGATGGGCCTGATGTGTGATCTTGTCGTCTTCGCGAGAGCCGGCACCATCGCGGGTGTTGTGGTAATAAAGCGTCTTCACACCCATGCGATACGCATCCAACAAATCAGTCAGCATCTTTTGCATTGGCACGCGACCGGAAGCAAAGCGCGCCGGGTCATAGTTGGTATTGGCAGAAATAGACTGGTCGATGAACTTCTGCATGATCGCTACTTTTGTCAGATAGCCAAAGTTATCCTCGATGTCCCACAGGTACTCGTAAGCGTCGCCGATGCGAGAAAATTCCGGCACGACCATCTTCACAACACCATCTTTGGACGACTTCACGGATACCGGGCCACGCGGTGGCTCAATGCCATTGGTGGAGTTGGTGATCTGACTGGACGTCTCGCAAGGCATTTGGGCGGACAGAGTGGAGTTGCGTAGACCGTATCGCTCAATATCTTTTCGCAACCCATCCCAATCCAGAAGAAGAGGGTGGTTGGCATTCAGTTCTGAGGCGTCCAGCTGCTTGCGGTAGTGATCGATAGGCAGCAAGCCTTTCGCATATTTCGTCTGACCAAACCATTCACATGCTCCCTTATCTGATGCAAGCAGGTTACTGGCCTTCAGCAAATAGAACTGAACCGCTTCAAATGTTTCGTGAACCAGTTTGTTTCCATCAACGCCGGAATACTTCGCGCCGTTCTTAGCCAGCCAGTAAGCGAAGTTGGTTACACCAATCCCTAAGCTACGACGCGCCTTGGCTGGTGTTTCCGCTGCAAACATCGGATAGTCCTGATAATCAAGCAGACAGTCCAGCGCAGAGACAGCGTAGAAGGCTACTTCTTCCAGATCTGCCAGAGACTCAAGGGCGCCAAGATTGAATGCGGACAGAGTACACAGCGCGATTTCGCCGTTCGGATCGTCAGTAAATGCCAGCGGCTTAGTCGGCAGGGCAATTTCGGCGCAAAGGTTCGATTGCTTAATGGGTGCCACAGCCTCATCAAAAGCGCCATGCGTATTCATATGGTCGATGTTGGCGATGTAGATGCGACCGGTCGATGCACGTTCCTGCATAAGCGAAGAGAACAGATCCACTGCAGGCACAGACTCTTTGCGGATTGACGGGTCATTTTCGTACTGAACATACAGACGCTCAAACTCATCCTGGTCAGCATAGAAGGCATTCAGAAGACCGGGGACATCGTGAGGGCTAAACAGCGTGATAGCCCCACCCTCGATCAAACGACGGTACATTAAGCGGTTCAATTCAACACCGTAGTCCATGTGACGCACGCGGTTACTGTCAACGCCGCGGTTGTTCTTCAGTACCAGCAGACTATTTGCTTCCAGGTGCCACAGTGGATAGTAAGCCGTTGCCGCCCCGCCACGGACACCGCCTTGAGAGCAGGACTTCACTGCCGCCTGAAACAGCTTCAGGAACGGAATAACACCCGTATGGGTCGCTTCACCGTTGCGAATAGGACTACCCAGCGCACGGATGGAACCGAAGTTAACGCCAATGCCGGCACGCTGGGAGATGTACTCCACAATGGCCGAGGTCGTTGCGTTGATGGACTTCAGTGAATCACCGGACTCGATCAGAACGCAGCTTGAGAACTGGCGAGTAGGGGTGCGAACGCCAGCCATGATCGGGGTGGGCAATGACAGCTTGAACGTACTGGTTACGTCATAGAAACCTTTGACCATTTCCAGACGGGTTTTGCCCATATCGCCATTATTCCAGTCCTGATATAGACACATGCCCACCAGCATGTAGATATGTTGAGGTGACTCATAAATTTCCCCGTTTACTCGATGTTGTACCAAATATTTGCCGCGCAGCTGGGTCGTTGCTGCATAGCCGAAATTATCGTCACGTTCAGGTTTCATGTACGCGCCCAGCTCGTCGATCTCTTCGCAGCTGTATTTATGCATGATTTCGCTATCATAAACGCCGCGAGTAACGTTCTTCAGGATGTGCTCGTAGAAGTCCGGGTATTCGTATTGGCCGTGAGCATCTTTGCGAATTTTGAAAATACTCAGACGCGCTGCAACCTGGCTGTAGTTAGGGGAGTCGGCACTGATAAGATCGGCGGCAGCTTTGATTAGAGCGTCGTGTACCTGGCTAGTCGTCATACCGTCAACGATACTCGCCGCGGCCCCCATGGCGACGGCAGAGGCGCTTACGCCATCAACGCCGTCCGTTGCCCACATAACGACGCGGTTATACTTCTCTTCAGACAGTGCTTCGGCACTGCCATTCCGTTTGATGATTCGAATCATGTTGTTGTCCAAAAGAAAAAAGCCACTAAATGTAGTGGCCTATAGTAATAAGTAAATGTTTACTTATCAATGAAGCAAACTTAAAAGAATGCTCTCATCATAGAAACAGCTTGGCGGTATTGATCTGTTTCCAGTCCGGTGTAAACAGCAGCCAATGCGTCAGCCGGGTGCTCGTTTTTACTGACAATGCTCACTTCACCTTTAACCTTCTTCGTAAACCAGCCAGCATCCGGGTGTTTAGATACTGCCCACTCAATGATGGTATTTTTGGAGGTGTCTTTTTTTCCGCCGATATGCATTTTGATGTCATTTGGTGTCAACTGAATAATAGGTTTATCGATACACGCCAGAACACCGAGGCACAGGCCGTAGGATGTTTGGGCGCGGGAGGACTGGCTACCCACTGGCAGCTCCGCAAACACGATATTTACGCTATCAACGATGGGCTTAATGCCGCGCCAGATTTCGTTTGCTCGACGCAGATCGTCGCTATTGGTTCGAACAGTTTTTTTTGCTGAAGTTGCCTCTGTTTCAATCAGTTTAATTGACACGTCGGTCACTTCAGCAGTATCCAGATTCAGCGAACCAGTGACGATCCCAAAGTTACGCAGACTTGGGTCAAACCCTGCGAATTTAATAATTTTATTACTCATGTGCTTTCCTTTGTTGTTACCACGTTCCCCAAATGGGGTTAGCTTTGCGAAGCTCTATCACCTCGCTAAATTCATCAAGTTCGCATCCCGATGCCTGAATCTCTGAGAAACCGGCAATGACATCGGGCCACATTTCAGCGATGCAAACGGCCAGTTTTTTCATAGTTTCACTGGCGTACTGAAGGCTCTCTTTTGCGTCATCTGGGACGGCAGTCGACACGATGAAACCTGTTTCAACTTTGTCATCGAAGCGTATGCCGAAGTGAAGAACACCATCGCCAATCAGCGTTACCGGCATTTCCACCTTCGAAAATGCCTTTGATTTATGTCGTTGCCCAAATCGAGCCATGTCATTCTGAACGCGACGAACAGCCATCCTCGCGCTCATATGCTGGATACGGTCAGACAAATGGGCAGACTTCACCTGGTTAAAAACAATATCAGTATCTTCCTTGCTCGAAACGATTATGCCGCCACCCATATGATCGGCACCAAATACATTCCCCATGTAGACAAGCGCTGAATCACCTATCCACTGAGCATCAAACAAGGCTTCGCTTGCCTCAATAATGCGCTGGCGTGTCAGCTCGTCTTTGTAATGGCTTGTGAAAGAGCCAAAATCTACAATACCGCCAAAGCGCATAGCCATTACCCGCGCTGCAGCAACGCAGGTAACGATCTGACCAAACTGATTGCCAGTCGGATTAAACGACATAGCTGCGACCCTCTTTGATCTCCAGCGTCACCGTTTCGCGGAACCACGACTTCATCTCCTTGTGCGAGACAATCATCACCGTGCCACGCTCACGTGCCTTCGCCTCCAGAATCCCCATTAGACGCTCAAGTCCTGCCGAATCCAGCGCATCGTCGATCTCATCGCCGATAAACAACTGAATGCTTTTGCTGGCCCGGTTCGCGACCATATCCTGAAGCGCCAGCGCACAAGCCAGACGCACTTTCCGCTTTTCACCACCGGACAGACCACGGAAGTCTTTGCTGAACCCAGCCTTCTCAACGGCAATGTTGAACTTGTCGCGGATCTCTCCTTTCTTCGTGGTGTCCATCGTTGACCATACCGCAGAGATATTGCCATCCGACATCGTACTCAGGTACTCCGCCGTTCTGTCGTTCAGGAATGGTGTTACTGCCGTCAGAATGTGCGAGCGAACGCCGGATGGGGAGTAAATCTGACGTGCCTTCTCAAGCAAAAGCGCCTGATCTTTCATCCCTTCGATTTCGCGTCGGATCTCTTTCAGCTTCTCTTTGTGGATTGCCAGATTTTCGCGATGACGGGAAATGGCTGCATTGTGAGGGTTAACTTCTTCCGAGATCGCTTTCACTTGTGCGTTTGCGCGAGCCAGAGCACTCTCTGCCGCTTTTATTTCGACTTGCCGTGACTTTACGTTACCCAGACTGCGGGTAAGCTCAGAAATGCGCTCAGTGATTGCGGAGACGTCGGGGGTCGAGGCGACAAGACGATCACGCAGCACGACGATTTTATCGTGACGCTCCGTTTTGGCCGCTAAATCCGCTGTTAGTGATTTAGCTTCGTCTACATACTTACGGACTTCGCCGACGTAGTTGTCATGAACGTGAGACAGATCACCGCTAGTGTATGGCTTACCGCACGTCGAGCATGGCTTGCCTACGCTTGAATTGACATTATCCGCATTCAGCTTGGCTTTTTTTGCTGCGCTAACGGCTCTGTCGCGGGCTGATTCAGTCGCTCGGATCTCCGCCGCTGCATCAGCCACCATTGTGTTCGCTGCCTGAACTTTCTTATCATGTTCAGCCCTGCCGGAAAGCTTTTTCTTTTCATCCGTGATTTGGTTCTCAATTTTGTTGATGGTGGCCGGGATGTCGGCCATTTCCATGCTGGCCTCCGTTACCTTGACTTCGATCAGCGTCGCTTCGGCTCGTGCTTCATCGAGCCTAACGGAACGTGTTCTCTCCCACGCCTCGGCAGCGGCTGTACTGGTCTCAATCTCCGTCTCTGTTGAAGTGATAAGCGATACTGTGCTTTCAGCCTGAGCGTTGGCTCTGTCGAGTCGAGCGCTCATCGCATTAGCTCTGTCGCGGGCGATAGCATAAGCCTTTGTCAGACGGTCGATGCCAGCTGCTTCTTCAACAATCGCCTTCAGGTTTTTATCCGTCATACCTGGCAAATCCGGCATGGCTTCCTGACTGGCATAGATGGATGCCATGAATACTTCTTTCGAAGAGCCGATCAGCCGCTCAACCAGTTCCTGAGTCAGCGTGTCCTTGCCTTTGGTCAAATCACCGTCTTCACTGCGGACAATGAGACGATTTTTGAATTCTTTGTGAGCACGGTGACGAATTACCGCATATTGCTTACCTTCGTCTTCAATGGTCACGGAAACGCGGCAGTTCTTTGGCGTCGTTGAGTTTAGAACGTCATCGCCCTTGTATCCAGTGGCTGTTTCCCCGTACAAACACCACATCAAAGCATTCATCAGCGTTGATTTGCCGGCGCCATTACTCGCTGCACTGGAGTCCGCGGCGTTAATGCCCTGAATCAGAACCAAGCCTCGGCTATCCAAATCAACGCTGGCCTCAGCAATGACCATAAAGTTTTCAACTTTCAGATTTAGGAATTTCATTCAGACGTCCCCGCGCTTTCCGCTTCTAATAGGATTTCGTTGCATAGTGAGTCGAGCTTAGCCAGATCGAAGCCGCCATCCGTATCGTGGACAACCTTGCAGTAGGCACTGATTGATTCAGAGAGACTGTCGATTTTGCTGGTGGATTCGGTGCTTGCAGTTCCAGCCATCATCGACGCTTTTTTGATGAGATTTGTCACAACACCCACGGCACCCAGCGTTGCCAGTTGCTCTTTTATTTGCACTGCCTCGGCGTCGTTCTCAATGACTGCGCGATAGCGAACATAATTGCCGCGAATGTCGTCTTCAGTCACATCGCCTTCCAGAGATACAAACTTCGGTGCCGATGTTTCGTGCTGCGTGAATGAACCGTCTTCCTGAACCAACATAAACCCGGCCAACGTACCAACGTCGCCCCAATTCTGGTGGGTTAACGCACCGACTGACACGACACCAGGGATTATCTCTTTGTGATTGTGATAGTGGCCGGAAAGAACCAGACGGAAGCCGAGTTCCTTCAGATCGTTTGCCTCAATCCCTGCGTCTGGCATTGTCGGTATGGCTTTGTTGATGCCTGTGTGGATCACAATGTCGTGAATGCCTGGGCCAGCTTTCTCACGAAGAGATTTCATATCCGCCAGCAATTCGGCATGACTGTTACGCCAGCTGATAAAGTGGACTGTTACATCATCAATTTTCACGCTCTGTGCCGGGCCACAGACGATATTTACGCCAATCGACTGCAATGATGCCGCCGCATTTGCCGAAAATACTGAGTCATTGGTTTCCAGGTCGTGGTTGCCGGCCAGCATCCAGACTTCCAGACCGATTTCGTTAACAATGGTTTTGTACGTTTCAGTGACGAAGTGGAGCACGGAAGGGGTGATTGAGCCGCGCGTATGGAATGTGTCGCCAGCAACAAACATGTATTTTGCGCCAGAAGCTTTGATCGCTTTTGCCGCCTCGATGGTTGCATCGAGCTGAATTTTTAAACGAGAATTCAGACCGCTGACGCTGATTGTCGAGAACGCAGACCAGCTATGATAGTGTGGGTCTGAAATCACACCGTATATCGTTTTCATGTGTTTTCCTGTTGTTGTTTTATTCGATGATAGAGTGGGTTAACAGGCCACCAAGCGACTTCATCAGGTGCATATTAAACACCAACAATAAGTAACCACTTATTTATCTAAGAGCATGATACCGAAGTGCGATAGGCTATGCTATATCTTTTGAGAGGGGGAGGTATGGCAAGGAGGTGGGTAGTCTATTGGCTACCCAGTTTGAATTTTAACCTCTGTGGATAATAGCTTCGTTGAGGTGGTGGATAACGCTATCGATGTAGCTTTTATCCGTACTGGTTAAGGCTTGGGACTCACCAGAAGCGCTATTTAAAAAGACAAGATATTCTGTTTTGAGGCCCTTGAACCAGAAGATGGCAAAGAGAACGACCAGTACACCGATTGCTTTAAACATCAGCGTAGCTGCTAAGAAAATCATTAAGATACCAATGATGCCAGTAATAATTGGGCCAACCTTGGATGGAATCTTTTCTCCGCGCTTTACTGACGTAACACCATGCATAGCGTAAGTCGTGCTGCCTACCATAAAACGAGCGTTAGTGATACTCACATTACCATTACGATAAAACTCTATTTCTTTATCTTCCATTGTTTATACCTATGTGCATACATGTACATTAGAAACAAATTGTAATTGTATTACGATAATAAGTGAATTTTTAAGATGTGCAATGTATGCCGTTGTTTTTTTGAAGATACACAATAAGAAAGCCCCTAAAACGCTCCCCTGAGAGATTTAGTGGTTACTTTGGGCGAGTTGGGGGTTAGAGAGAAGGCCCCTCAGAATAGCGGAGGGGCTGAATATGCGCGGTTAAATCTTCTCTTCGAATCTACGTCTTAACTCATCGAGACTCACGACGTTATCTGGCGGGGTGACGTCCTCCATCATTCGAATTTCTTCTTCGGTGTGATATTCCCAATCGTGCTCGTGCTTTAGACTCTTCAGGTAGATTACCGTCAGCAAGCTGTCTTCTTTCAGGAAGTGGCCGTATGACTTTTGGATAACGGTTTTTACCTCGTCCTGAGTTTTTCCGCCGAGACATAGATGGTTGAACCTGGCGTTTATCTTGAGCATTTTGTCGACGGGGCCAGAGAACACCTTTGCGACGCGCGCAAAGCGTATGATCTCACCGTTCTCAGCACCAACCAGGCAAACAATAGAATTTTCACTAACGCGGTTGACCCAGGTTACGCCGCTGCGCATTGTGTTGAAGTATGCCTCCTTTAAACCAAGATAAGGTTTTCTGAAGGAGATGAGCGGGACGTATCGTTTGCATGTATTGATTTCAAATGACGCTCCCTGTTCCAGCAGTGATGCCCGAGTCTTGTAGATCGGGCAGGCGGTTTTGATGCCGCAAACCTCACACATGTCCCTGGAAGCAACCAGTTTAGAGTCAGGCTTGATGGTGTAAGTCCCATCTTCAAGTCTTCTGATGTAACGCGACTGTTTGATATTCATTTGATGCTTGGCCTTGTATTTTTTATCACATTAAACCAAAAACAAGGCTCACGTACTAAAATGCCTTGAAAAGTTATCCACATATCAACTGGATAGATCCCAATAATAAGATCCCTATATAGATCATACATTAGATCAAAAGAGATCCCCGATCCTCGCAACCCGCGCCACGCCTGCTCTGAAAGACCATTGGCGTATGCTGTCAGCGGAAAAATATATGCTGCGAGCGGCGTGCGATATGCTGTGGACTGTTTTGTGTATGCTGCTAACGGTAAATGAAGTATGCTACCAGCGGTTTAAGCAATGAGGTGTCCACATGTCCACAGGCAAAAAAAAGAAGAAAGAAAACATACCGTTAATCGATGATGATGACGCGATCGACGAAAGTGTTCCGGCGTTATTCACAGGCGACCTCACCCCTAACAGCAACAATACCGTACAACCCATTGCGTTGATGAGACTTGGATTGTTCGTTCCCACGCTCAAAGGCACGAAGAATAGTAAACGAAATAACTCCAACCAGATAGACGCCTCAAAAGAACTGGTGCAACTGGAGGTTGCGAGATCTGAGGGTTATTCCGATATCAAAATAACCGGCCCACGTCTCGATATGGATCACGACTTCAAGACGTGGGTTGGTGTCGTCCGATCACTTGCCGAGTATGGGGAGGCCAGTGGGCGCGTTGAGCTAAGCATCACGAAGTTTGCCAAGTTCTGTGGGTATCCATCTTCCCAGATACGCAAGACGCTGCGAGACAGGATTACGAACAGCCTGCTGAAGATAATGCGCACAACGCTTTCGTTCCAGCGCACATACGAAGAGAAGAACGTGGACGGCTCGAACAAGATATCTCTGCTCATGGTTCATCTGGTGAATAGCGTGGATTACAATGAGAAAAATGACACCATCATATTTCACGCCGAACCAAAGCTGTCAGAGCTATACCGGTTTGACCACAAAGTTCTTCTCCAACTGAAGGTCATCAACAAACTTCCACGTAAAGAAACCGCCCAGGCGCTATACACCTTCATTGAAAGTCTTCCGGCGCGGCCGGCGCCAATATCTCTGGCTCGTTTGCGTGCGAGGTTGAATCTGAATAGCTCAAGCATCAGCTCCCAAAATCAGACCATTCGAAACGGTCTGAAGTCTCTTAAAGAGCTTGGCTACCTCGATTACTCAGAGGTGAAGCGTGGTCGCTCTGTATTTATTCAGATTCATGGACGCAACCCGAAACTTAAAGTCATTGGTGAAGAGAAGCCGTCGAAGCCTGAGAAGCCTGCAGAGCAAGTGGAAGGGCCACAAGAGAACGGCGAGCTGGAAGTCGTAAAACAAAACATGATCAAGAAGATAGCTGAACTTTCTGCGGATTTGACGCCTGAGAATATAAAGCTAATTGAGATACTTAGTAACGGTCTGAAGTTGCTTTGATATGCTCTGAGCGGTGCAATATATGCTGTGAACGGCAAATGGTATGCTGCCAGCGGTGATTTGACTATTAGATATGCTGTCAGCGGTGATTAGGAAGGTCTGGAATCGTTTATTCACACCAAATTTAAGCCCTCGAATAGAGGGCTTTTTTATTTCGTATGCTGTCAGCGGTTGTGGATATGCTGTCAGCGGCTCAATGTATGTTGCCAGCGGTAATTGATATGCTGTCAGCGGTACGCTATGCCGCCAGCGGTGACTTCGATCAGGAGTCATTTTTAGAGGGTTCCATTTAGCCCCCTAGTGGTTACTAACCTGTGAGACGTTGATATCAAAGGGTTAGTAACCACTAACATTTATCTAATGTCAGGTGATCGATGAGAGAAGATTGTAGAGACGATGTGATTTAGCCTTCGCCTTCGTCTCACCATTTTCAATCATCTGCCACGAGCGGTAGCGATACACAATCTGGCAGTCGTCACGCTCCAGTCTTGTTGAGAAGTCTTCCGGGCGAGTAAATCCTTTTGCACGCCAGTATGGTCTAATTTTTTCAATTTCCATGCTGTTAGCGATGTTGTTCATTACGCAACCTTTTCACATTCATCAAACACATATCCGAAGTCATCGTAAATAACACCAAAGGTGTCTTTACGCATAAAGTAAGCGGCGCCAGAATGGTAAGCGGCCAAATTGCCTTTGTTCTCCGATAGTATAGGTGAGCTGATTATTCTCTCACCTACAACAGCGTAGAACTGGTGAGCATCTGCCGTCAGGATAGCTTCAGCAACACGATGTGGCGTGCCTGACATTTCGCCATTTTCTATGCGCATAATGTTCATCTGGCATTTCATCACGGCTGAGTTGCCTGCATTCGGTAGTGCAATCAGGATAGCCAGGGTAGCTGCAAAAATCGTTTTCATGATTAGAAGAGCTTCCCAAGAGTGATAGCCAGAAACACGCCCACCAAAACATCTACAATCCGACCATTAACCGGCGCTAATGCTTTTCTAAAACTGCCAACGAATACGCTATCAAAGAGCAAAAAAACTGATGTAGCTAAATACAGGAACGGCATAATACACCTTATTAGATAAATGTCTACTTATCAATTAGAACGAGGAAAGACCAAGGATGCGGGTCAAATGTGCCGCATCTTCGTCGCTAATAAAGCGTAAGTCCTCGATATACCAGCATTCGCCGTTACTCCAGCAAACACCATCCTCGTCAACCGTAACGGTATCTTCGCTACCATAAAGCGATGGCAGGATCTGATTAGCGATTACCTGCAGGTCATCATCGCTCGTTCCTTCAGGCACGTCTAAAATAGAATAAGGTGAATATGACGTATTAAGTGATGCGCAAACTTGTAATAAAGCCTTCATGTGCTTTCCTTTGTTGTAATAAACAAGTTGTTATCTTATGTGTCTAAATGAGGTTGCAAAAATAAGTGACACGGTCACAGAATTATCTTTCTACTCACCTATTACTCTGTAATGTCACTGTTTTTTACCTCTGTGAATGTGCCATGAAGGGACGCAGCAAAAAAGACGAACGTATCGCGACCGAAGTCGTCTTTCGTGTGTATAGCCTGCCCATCAGCGTCTGAGTAACCGGAGTATGTTTTCCCCGGAGTAAACCAGTTGATGCCTGGGCGTGTGCCGGTGCATTCGATAGTGATCATGTTTTGCCTTTTATAGTTACAACATACTTTTAGGTAAGAGCTACATCACGCAGCAGCCGCGGATTTTTCTTGGCGTTGCTTTAGCACGCATTCGGCGTGAATGACTCGGAATCGACCTGCGAAGCGTTCAAAATGGCCTTCACCTTTGGCGACCCAATTTTTGCAGTAGTAGCAGCAACCTGGATATTTGTTACGCATTTGGTGTCCTTTCGTGCTTAGTGGAGAACGTGTTTAAAAAGGCTTCCTGCTGGTGGGCGCTCAACTCGCCGTTGAGCTGGATATTAGGCGTCATCACGAGCCTCCAGCATAAGTCTGATTGACTCGTTGAGATCGATGTCTGGCGCTGAAGTTATTTGCTCAAGACCCAGACGCATCGCGGCACCAGCCACATACGCCTCAACCTCTGCTTTGCCAGCTGAGACGATGTTATCGACAGCTTCCTGCGTGAGTTCCGCGCCGAACGCCATATTGCCTGGAAGATTGATTACCGCTCTGGACAGTGATTCGTAAATGGCGCGGAGATCGCGCTTGCCAGCCTTACCGGTAGCAATCAACGCACCGAGCTGGTCGACGAGATTCTCGATGTCGGCAACGTCTTTCCGAACCCGTGCAGCAATATCTTTAGAGAACCGCTCGTGCATCGTCTCAGCCTTCTCTATTTCGGGAAGGTGAACCAGCTTTCCGTCGCGGATCGATGAAAGAGTACATGGGACGCCCTCGCCAACGCCGAAACTGGACACCATCGCCGCCCACTGTGCTGCGCTGAGTTGAACCACCATAAGAGCGCTACGGTCTTCTGACTTTGTGATCCGGTAGCTGTAGCCATCTCGTTCGATAGCCGCTCGATGGAACGTTAATTCAATCAGCTCACTATGATCGATGTCTGAGTCGAACAGATTTGTACCGGACGAACTGACCCGGCCAACACGCACCAGGCCAAACGCTGGGTGCGTCACCATATCCCGGCCTTTGAACGATTCGCCGCTTCTCTCTTCAGGCTTCTGTTTAATTCTCGCCATTGTCTTCTCCTTCACACATTACGGGGTTTGAATCAGGCTCTGAGTAGTCGTAAGTTTCAGAGTCTGCATTGGGGCAGTGGATGACTCTCTGGTAGCCGTCACCCTCCATGGTTTCACCACAGTTCTTACAGACCATAAAAATCTCTGCTCACCTCTGCGGTATCAAACTTGGACTCCACCCAACCTCTTGAACAACCTGTGACGCTAATTACTGACCAATCCTTGCCCGTTGCTATTGTTCTGGCGTTGAACTCGTCCGGCGTCTGTTTCGACATGTAGTTAAATAGCCCGTGGGCATCGTAGACGGGTCTGGCGTCATGCTTGATTCTGGCGTTGGGGTTCTTCGGCGTTTTCTTTAGCCAATAACGGATAACCCCCTCTGCAAATGCCTCCACCTCTGCGGGCGTATTTCCGGGGATATTGGCGACAAGGTGAATATGCGGCATCCTCTCGTGCTCTGCCCATTCCAGCGCGTAGATATATTCTGCGCTGGCGGTTCTTAGACGCTTTATTAACCCTGTCATTGCCTCGTTGAAATATTCCGGTTCAATGTCGCACAAAGGCTTCAGCGTGAAGAAGTAAGGCGTGCCGGGTGTTTTGTTCAGATCGATAAGGCGGGCGTTTTTCCTGAACGTTATACGCTTTGCCGCGCTGTGCGAGAGCCGTCTGGCTTTTCTTTCGGCTTTGCCTGCTTCCATTAATGCCCGATGCTCCGCTGTAATGGTATGTCCTTTTCTGAACGCACCCACGCGAGCCACGCGGCCAGTTTTGGGTGTAGATACTTCCTCAATCGGTACGGCAATCAGGTTTTTGTCGATCCACGATTTATTCATACACACTCTCTAAACAAGTTGTTTTCTTATGGCTGATATTTTACGGAGAAAGAAAAGGCGCCAGAAGTGGCGCCTTTGGGACTGTTCGATTACTTGACGGTAACGAATGGGGTACTGGTCCCTGCGGTCATATACTGCGGTAGGGTGCCATTCCACTTATTGATGGCCTCCAGCTGCATAACTTCCGGGTTCTGGCGGAGAGCCTCGCCGCGGATGCGGATAGATTCAGCATCAGCCTTAGCCAGAGTTTCCTTGGCGTCAGCTTCACCCGCTGCCTGAGCGCGAACCATGTTTGCTTCAGCTTCTTTTTGCTTAACCTGCTGCTCACGTTGCAGCGTGGTCTGGTTCGCCGTTACTTTGGCGTTAATGGACTCGATAACGCTCGGCGGGTACTCCGGTTTACCCATCCAAGACAGACTGAGAACCTGAATTCCAACCGGCCCCATTTCGGTCTGAATAGCTTTCAGTGAATTATCCAAAAGTTCAGTTTTGCCGCCGTCGATAAAGCGGTCAGTGGTCATGCGACTGGCCTGTTTAATCAGTACGTCTGCGATCTTCTGCTTCAGATCGGTTTCGGTGATATCGTCGACGCCTTTACGGTAGGTCTGGAAGATGGTGGTGACTTTGGTCGGGTCTACTTTGTAAGTTACACCAATGTGGTAGCCGATCGCTGTACCATCGCTCATTTGGAAGTTGAAGGCGTCTTCATACGACTTCATCTGCTTGAAGGTAGGGAAGGTGTACAGAGTGGTATTCCAGCCAATCCATTGACGGCCAACGCCAACAACTTCACCAACACCTTTGTCGTCACCTAATTTGTTGACCTTGATACCCACTTCACCAGGCTTAACGTACTCACAGCCGGTCAGCATGGTCATTGAGGCTACGATAGCCAGTGCGATAATTCCCTTTTTCATTTTGTTTTTCCTGTAATTAGTTGATGGATAATGCTTTTAGCCGCTTTATAGGAAGCGAAGGGGGTTGCGAACATCAGCACGAAGCCAATCAGGACAGTGATGTCGCTTTTTTGAGAGATGAGATAGGGGATAACTAACCCTACCATCGTCATCGCAAACCCGATCGTGACGCAGATTTTCAAATACAGTTTTGTGGTCATGTGTTTTCTCTTGTTGAAAAGCTTACACATAATAGATAAGCACTTACTTATCATCAAGCAAAACATATTGAACCCAGTTTTTATCCTGCATAACATGGTCTTTTTAGCGGCCGGGAAGACGAATGACAGACAGAGAGTTGGCGGGGTTAAAAGCCATTGAGCTATGGGAGAATGGGGCCTTTGATGCTGACATGATCCTTATGGTGTTAGGAAAACGAATGGGCATGAGTTCTTCAGCTGAACTCGTTCATTGGCTTTCATCACAAGGCACGATCCGAGGCTCCAAGTCCAAAGAAAAAATTAATGAAAACAGGCATAAAGCTGCCGCGTTATGGATTTCAGGTCTGTATAGCGCTCCCGAATTACTTGAAATGTTTAAAGGCCGTCTGGGTATACAGCGCAAGGGATCTCTTCTTTTCTGGTTCCGGCAAAATGGATACGTAAGAAACTCGGAGTCGCCCGACGCTCCGAAGAATCCGCGAGCAACTTTGAGAGAAAGAGCCGTGGAGTTAAGGAAAGCCGGCCAGCACACAACCCGACAAATCTTTGATGAACTCTCTCCCGAGTTAGGTATGAAAAACGTCGGCGCACTTAGACGCTGGTTTAAGAAAAATGGCATCGTACCTGAGCATCCGAGAAAACCTCGTGAGAAGCCCCCTAAACCGAAACCGGTAAATCCTCGTGTTCAACTTAGAGCTGTATGTACTGATATGTGGGCATCTGGCGAATATACAGGTAAGGACATTCGGTCTCAAATGGGCGAAAAATTTCCATTTGCCAGCCTTGGCGCAATGTATGGTCATTTCTCTAAAGTTGGTGTTAGAAAGGGAAGTAAAGAGAGCGACTGAGGTCGCTCTCTAGTGATTTACGCGTCAGCTGGCTCTAATTCGTCCTTTGACTTCATCTTCGCCTGAATCGACTTAATAGCCTTCACGATTTCGCCCAAATCCTTCTCGCGGTACATATCGACGATCTGGGACTTTGTATACTTCTTATCGCCAATCTCGATGCGCCCGGTGGACGTCTTCGGAATGTATCCCTTATCAAGCATGTACTCTACAAGCGATTCTACGACGTCCAGACCACGCGAAGGGTCGAAGTAGAAGTTCCATTCACATTTCTGGAACGGTGGCGCCACTTTGTTTTTGACGCACTCTGCTTTAACCAACTGACCAACACGATCGCCGCCTTCTTTCAACTGACCGCCACCCAGCTTGATGCGGACGGAAGCGTAGAATTTCGGAGAGTCGCCGCCTGGGGAAGTGGTAGGGTCTCCGAACATTACGCCCATTTTTGTACGAACTTGGTTCAGGAAAATGAGACAGGCATTGTATTTCTGCGCCCACTTAGCCAGCGTTGGTAGATTTGCCGAAGTCGCGCGAGCCAGTGCCGTGTTGTCGTTCATATTCAGCTCGTCTTTCTCTTTGGCCGTGCCATCCGCCATCTTCTCGAACTTCTCGAACTTCTGGCGCGGAACCATTGAGGCCAGCGAGTCATAGACAATGACGATGGGCGCTTCAGCTGGGATCAGACTCTCCTTGCGAACCAGAGACAAGATTTGCCCGGTCAAGTCGATGGCGTCCTCAAAGGTGTCTGGCTGCTTATAGACCCAATTACCTTCATCTTCATCAGATTGAAGTCCCATAACTTCAGCCAGACCAACGTCAAAACTGTTTTCATGATCGAGGAATACGGCGATACCTCCGACCTTCTGCGCTGCAATCATCGCGCGGGTTGCGAGGAAAGTTTTGCCTGCAGACGGAGGTCCAAAAATCTCCACAATACGCCCACAAGGAAGACCGCCTTCCAGATCACCAGAAACGGCTTCGTTTAACGGGGGAAAACCGGTGTCCAGCCATTGCTCGACTTTCTGGATCTCATCATTTCCGCCGATACGTTTTTTCATGGCTACTGCTAATGGTGACTTTTTCATGTGTTTTCCTTTGGTTTTATTTAGTTATGCCGATTTCTTTCTCGGCTTGTTCACGATTAAACGTGATGGTGTCGCAGTTCATCATTTTTGCGGATCGCTCAATGATGGTGAGAATATGGCCTTTCACGATATCTACTTCACGTGCTGTCAGAGCGATTTTGTGACCGACGATGCACGCGTTAAAATCAGACACAACATACTCGCCATAGGTGAAGACTAACTCCTTCGCCAGCGCGGTCGGCGTAGTGGATTTTCCAGTAATAATTGACGCAATCATTCAGCCACCAACCCGCAGCGCTTAACGAACGGCACGACAAAAACATCCATATCGCTGATGATTGACTGGAAACTTAACTGCATACAGATTTGCTTAAATGTTTCCAGGCTTTGCTCACCGCGAATAATCTCCAGCTTCTCCGGGGCGAATTTGGTGTCGATGAGATCCATCAACTTAATATTCCGCATAAACGCTTCAAGCATCCGACAGCCGGTTTTCTCATTGAAAGCGTTCTTTGCCAGGTTATTCACTGCCGTTTTGTTGCGACCTTTGTCCATGACAATAGATCCATCGCAAATCCCCTTAACCAGCGTAACAATGGAGCCATACTCGTTAATCAGATCCATCGCGCCTTTGTCGCCAATACCGCCGACTTGCTGAATGTTGTCCGACTTATCACCCTGCAGCGCTTTACCTTCCAGATAGCCGCGTGGTGTTGGGTAGCCGGTTAACTCAGAAAACGCCTCGATATTGATGCGCTTATGCTTAGCATCCTCGCGCAAACTGACCCATGTTACCTTTTCGTCAACCAGCTGAATCCAGTCGGAGTCCGCGGTTAACAGGTAGATGTGCTCGACGTCTTTCGACGCAACATAACGCTTCTTCAGAATTCCGGCTAAATCGTCAGCTTCACCGTCGATTGCAGTAATCTGATCAACACCCAGCGAGGTGATTGCTTTTTTGATGAAGGGCTTTTGGACTGCAAAACCTTCTTTCATCTGTTTCATTTCTGCGTTGTCGTCACGATTGGCTTTGTAGTCCGGGTAAAACTCGCGACGCTTGTCGCTGAAACCATCCCACAGAACTATTGGTCGAGCCTTCAGAAGCGAAGCATAGCGGCGCATGTTGGTGATAAAACCAAACACTGCGTGGGTCTCCATATCGCCGCTATGGAGTTTTTTTGGTTGCTGCTGGTGGTAGTAACCGAGGCTATTTCCGTCGATTATTAAAATGTTCACGGCATTGTTCTCCACGAATAAATAAGGCGTCCGAAGACGCCTTTAAAATCAACGGCTGGCTTACATTGAAAGCGCGTTAAGTTGCGCGTAAATGTCATCCAGATCTTCGTTTTCCGGCTCAGCTGCTGGCTCGCTTGCTGGCGCTTCTTTTACTTCTTTTACCTCTTTCTCTTCTGGTTCGAATACGGTTTCTTTCGCGTATTCAACTTCTTTATCCAGTAAAGAGGCTTCGGCAGTTGAGTCATCTACGCCAGTAATGGACATGCCTGGAAGAGATGCAGCTGCTTTGCCGGTTGGGGTTGGCAGAGCGCCGGCGCTTGAACCCATAGACGCTGGCAGTGCGATTCCGGTCGCGCGAGCAATCATTTTGGAGGTCGCCATCAGTTTTGTCGGATCGGTCTGGTTTACAAACTGTTCCAGAGACGGCTGGTTGTCCCAGAACTTAGCCGGAACGGCTGTTTTGTTTTTACGCATCGGTTTGACTTTGTAGTCAGTATCCAGACCAGATCCGGTGCGAGTAATTTGATACGCGTAACCTTTTTCGCGGCTCAGCGGTTCGCCGATCTCATCGTTCATATCCTGCATAATGGCGTCCATCAGGTCGTCAAACACGGACATAGGCATATCGATGAGAGAAGTCTTGTCGGTGTCGCTGAAGTCTTCTTTCTGAGACCACATGCCGACAACAGCCATGCGCGGAGAGGCACGCATATCGTCAATGACTTTTTCCATGGCTTTGTTGCCTTTGTACTTCGCTTTAGCTTCCATAACCATTTCGCACATTTCGCACGGCTTATCATGGGTATGCTGAAAGCACAGATGAGCGCTGTATACGTCCTTCCCATCTTCGCCTTTAGATTTGGCATAGTGAATGCCGTACTTGTGGGAGAATGGAATATTGTCAGGGTCGTCTTTGTTCAGGATGATGCGAACGTAGTTTTCGCCTGGTTGCATCTTTTGCAGATCGTTCCCGCGATTGCCGCGTGCGTTTTTCGCAACTTCTTGGCTTTTCTTCAGAAGGTTCATTAAAGCGGACATGTGTTTTCCTTTATTGTTAATGGCTTTTATTGCACTTGGTTATGATAGATAAGCGATCACTTATTATCAAGATACATTTTTAGGGGCGTTAAATCGTTCAACACCTGTTCTTTCGTATTCGGAAATTGCCTTTTTAGACGCCTGAACGATCATGTCTCGACGGTGTCCGAGTGCGTTTACAACCTGCTTGTAAAACTCAGCGAGATACTTCGCGTCATCGTACTTTTGGCGAGCCGAAAGATACGCCGGAGACGACTTTATTTTGGCTTCAATCGTCGATTCGCTGATCTTCACACCGTCGAAACTCAGACCGGCACGCGTCGTCGAATAGAGACGTGCTTCGATGGATTCTAAATCTCGCTTTGCAGCATTCGCGGCGCTTTCAGCCTCAACCTGTTTAAAACCATAAATGGCGACAAGCTCCGGCTGACGACGCCAGACAGCGTCCAAATCATGCGTATCAAGCCTGATGTCATCCATCACTTCTTTGATGATCGCCTTATCCATTACCAGCTCCAGAAAGCGCTAACAAACAGTCCAATCGGCCAGAAGATGCAGCCGATTATCTTCAGCTCAACATCACCGCAACTCGCCGCTTCAGACCAGATTTTCGCGAAACCGATGCCAGCGATTAAGTAGGCTAAAACGAACATTGGAATGGTTAAATCCATAGTAAATCCTTACTTATCTTTGAGCTTAAATATTAACACGAACAATTAGGCTACGTACATTTCTGCCAGCGTTCTTTTTCCGACTCCCCGCCCGGTAATGGCTATACGCTGAGCACGCTGGAGACGGTAGTCTTTGACGCTGGCCGCTTTACCTACCTCGACAAATTCCTCCGCAACCTTTGATATCAGTCGGTCTCGATAAGCCTCAAACTCAGCAAGATGTTTTTTGACATTGCTTGATTTAGCTATCACAGCGACATAATCTCGAACCATCGGGTCGCGCACGCGCTTCAGAATTATCTTTGCTGCGCTACGTGCTGCGCTATTCGCTCGGCGCCCATCAAGCTCCGCCTGCCGCATAGCGAGACGAATGGTGACGGGACAGTCTGCGAACTCCCAGAATGCTGACTTATTTAGAGCGATAATGGCCTTATCGATATACTCCTGTGACACTGTAACCTCGCTCATGACAATGCTTCCTTAATGTCTTCCATAATAAGTTCCAATTTCTCACCTTCTTCCGGTCTGAAGTGAAGTATGCCCGGATTGAATCCGTAAAACACGGTCAAGTCCATTGCGCCAAAGTATTCCTTGCGTCCGACCAAATCCGTTGCCTTGGTTTTGTCGTTGAAGAGACTGGCCGATAGGCGACCACACGTCAGGACGTAGGTTGGTTTAACCAGCTCAAGCTCTTTCTTCATAAACTCGATGTAGGTGTTCTCTGCGTCGCGGGACAGTGGCAACTTCTTATCTTGCTTAATGACGCCGGTAACGTACACCTCGCTCATGCGCAGATCGCCATTAACGAGCATTTTCGCCTTAAAATCTTCGTAGCCGTTCTCCATGAAGATCCCCGTCCTGATATCGTTGCCGTTTGCTGTGTCGAGGATAATCATTATTTTTGGCGATACGCCGATATGCGGAGTAACCAGATCTTCGCCCACCCCGACCTCTTTACGCAGCTCTTCCATCAACATCGATACTTCTGCCTGGCGTTTCGGATTCATCTCGAACGGGCGACTCACTTTTACCGCATCGATAATGAGGCTTCCCATCAGCTCTGATTGAGCCTTGCGGCGGGATTCCGCCATCGCTGGTTCGCTGCCAGGCTCAATACTGGCAAATGCACCAACGGCGTCCAGCGCTTCCTGTACACGGATATTGCACAGTCTGGCTTCGATCGCCTCTTTGAATTGTGCTCTGGACTCAAACTTACCACCTACACGCTCGCGAGCACGCATAATGGCTAAGCTGCCTTTTTCAGAACAACCTTTGACAGCTGAGAAGGGGGCATATAGCGCCGCCCGGCCATCCTTCAGTTCGACTATTTCGATGCGGTCAGTTGAGAGATTGATGTCTGGCGGCATCACGATAACGCCGCGTGCCAGTGCATCCTTTACAACAGCTCGGTGTTTTTCATCATCCTGAATTGTCAGTGCGGCGGCGAAGAATGCAGCCGGATGGTGAGTCTTCAGATACATTGCCTGGTAGCTGATTGCGGTATAGGCCACGGCGTGTGATTTGTTAAAGCCATACGACCCGAATTTCTCGAAAGCATCCCAGACCTCTTTTGCTTTTGATTCGCTGAGTCCGGGCTTCTCTGAGATGATTTTAGTAATCTTCATGTGTTTTCCTTTGTCATTAAACAAGTTGTTTTCAGAAACTAAAAAACAACTTGTTTTCACATTTTACTTATTACTTAGAGGTGTCAAATTCAATAATGTCGGCATCTTCTTTCATGGCTTGCTCGACAGTGCGCTTCTTACCATCAGAGCACGGATGAAGCGCGGCGCGATGAACAGTGACAATCTGGCCGTCGTCAGTCTGGACTTCCAACCAACCAAGCTGCGCACGATCTGAAAAGTCGGCGCCAATCTTTTTCATCTTCTCGATGTCTTTTTTACCAATCGCCTTCCTTACCATATCTGCTTCCGACAGAGAGAAGCCGGCGAGGATCTGCGACGCTTTCATGATTTGTTCCTGATAGACCAAAACCCCGTTGGTTTCTTTGGTCAATTCGTCAAGGCTTGGGTGAAGTGAGTGAGCGTCCTCATAACCACGCGCAACGCTGACGTAGGTGTCCATCATGCCGGACTGCATTGGGCCTGGGCGATATAGCGCGGTAGTTGCGACGGCCATTTCAAACGACATTGGTTTGATGCCGCTTCCAAGGTTTTTAAGCAGGTTTCTCATGCCGCCAGACTCGAACTGGAACACGCCAGTTGTTTCACCCAACGCCATACCCTCAAGGACGCGTTTATCATCGAGAGGGATTGCGTCGAGGTTAACGTCGATCCCCTCGTTCTCTTTGATGTAGCGTTTAGCGAGAGCCAGTAGATCGAGCGTAGCCAGCCCTAACACGTCCAGCTTGATAAGCCCCATTGATTCACAGAAACGCTTGTCAAACGCGATACAGCGCACCCCGTTGCGTAACTCGACTGGTGTTCGCTCAGTCAGTGGTACGCCAGAAACGATGACACCCGCGGCGTGCTTACCATAGCTGCGCATCAGTGACTGGAGTTTGCACGCGGCGTCGAATGCTTCCGGGTTTGCTTTCGCGTATTTGTCGAGGGCGCCCAGCTGCTCGCGCGTCTCTTCGAGAGTTAATCCCTCATCATCGAATGGCTTCAGCTGCTTAGATACCGCCATATCTTCCGTTGACACGCCGTAGATACGCGCTGTGTCTCGGAGTGCCGACGCCATACCCAGATAAGAGAAGTTAGGAATGCCGGCCACGTATTTTTCGCCGTAGTGCTCTTCGAGATATTCAAGTACCCGAGGTCGTTGCGCCTGACTGAAGTCCAGATCCGCGTCAGGCAAGTCCAGACGTTCAGGGTTGATGAAACGCTCAAACAGGAGACCGTGGCGTAGCGGGTCGATGTTGGTGATCCCAATCGCCCACGCAACAAGTGAACCGGCGGACGATCCGCGACCCGGCCCGACCGGGATATCCTGTTTACGCGCCCATGACAGTAGATTTTCAACCATCAGGAAGTAGCCGCAAAATCCCAGCTTTTTCAGAACACTCAACTCATAACGTAAACGGTTGATGTAAACCTGATACTGCTCTGCTGGTGGCTTCCAACCAAATTCAAGCGTTGTTAAACGACGCTTCAATCCTTCTGCCGCCATTCGCGTCAACGTATCACCCTCATCTTCCGCCATAACTGGCAGACTGACCGGCATCTCATGCCAGCGCCAGCTGCACGCCGCAATGATTTCGTCCTGAGTCTCGTTAACCATCGCGGAACTAATACCCTCGATACCCATGCGTTTCGAGAATTCCATCAAGCGAACCAGCAAATGCTTGCGGTTCTGGATAGAGTTGTCGCGCTGGTGTGGGATGTGAAAACGATATGGCTGATCCGTTTTGATGTTATTGATAACCATATGCGCAATGTCGCGCAGGTCTGCGTCCTCTTCTTTCTCGTAATAAGCTGGATAGAACGCAACAGGGGCGATTTTAAGCGCATTAGCCACCTTCATCGCCTTCATGTTCAACTGATCGTAGAGAGGCGTAGCAATCGGATACACAACGCTGTAGAAGTTGTCACGCCCACCAACCTCCAGCAATTTAGTCAGGATTTTAACGAAGTCCTGCCGATGAAATATGCTATCGCGATCAGACGTCAGTAGAAGGATGTTGCCCTTTGAATACGTTTCGGCCAGCTGCTCCAACGAGATGCGCGGGAAAAAGTGAAACTGCTCGCGGCGGTTGCCCAACGTCATCAGCTCACAGAGATCTTTGTATCCTTCATCGTTCTTTATCAGCGCGGTGAAGCTGTACAGGCGCCCAAGTTTGCATACCGGGATCTCTGAACCTTCCTCTTTGGCTTTTCTGACCGCTGCTTCATAAAAAGGATTGTCACTAATGACCAGACGGACGCCGCAAATAACAGCCAGGTCATCGCCAGCCGACTGCTGCAGCGGGATGATTGAAGCCAGACTCATTGTGTCTGCGCTGATAATGGCTGAATAACCTAACTCTTTCGCAGCCTTCGCTACGCGGCTTGCTTTCAGCGCCGATTCACCAAGAGAAAAATCGGTGCGTACCATTAATGCCTTCATGTGCTTTCCTTCGTGGTTCTTTTTTTATTTTTAACGCTGTCAATCGGGAATCCGATAAACTTCCCAAACATAGCCTCAATGTTTTTACGGGCTTCATCATGACAGCGAGATCTGTCACCACATCGGGCGCAGATCTCGCTTTTTTCTGAGGCTGTCAATGCTGAGCCAAAGCAACCTTTATTCATCACCAAAGACGCGCTGCGCTATCTCGGTTGCGGATACCGCACTGGTGGACGGTAATTTATTGATGAAAGACTTCGTAACGCCTTTCTTGAAGTTTTTGTGCGCCATCCCGATCATTGCTGCATTGCGCAGTTCACGCGGCCCGATGGGTTGGCTAATATTTCCTGCCTCATACCCGCTACGGATTCGGGTTGCGAAATCGATAAGCATGGTTGCGTACACTTTCGGCAAACCCATTTTCTCAAGCATCGCGGACTCATGAGACCTATCCATGTACTTGACGTGTGAGACGATACCGAAACGAGAGAAGTTCGCTGCGTTCTGGATATTCGTACCCTGGTACAATCCAGTTTCATCACCGGAGCCATTGGTGTTGCCGGTTCCGATGAAAGCGAATCGTTTATGTGGCTCGACGTAGCGCCACTCCGGGGTTGCTTCTTTGATGATCAGTGGTTCACCTTCCAGCACTGGCTGGTAAACGCCAAGGATTTGCGGGAATGCGAAATCATATTCATCGGCCAGATAAACCCACCCGTTACGCATTGCACTTGCCAGAAGACCTGGCTCGAAATAAGTTGCACCACCACGCACAAGAATCTGGCCGCAGATGTGCGACTCTTCAGTGGACGCGGTGTGCTGCGCACGGATGATCGGTCGGTTTAGTCGAGCGCAAAGCTGAGTTGGTAGCGTACTCTTGCCGGTTCCTGCGTGACCCCACAGATATCCAGGGATACGCATCTCGATCATCATAAGCACGTCTTTAAGCAGCTCGATGTCGCCGAACACATAGTCAGGGTTTACTTTTGGCACAAACTCCGGGAATGGCTTATTGATGTTTACGGTGATGCGCAGCGGCTCGCCAGATGCCGTCTTCAGTAAGTCAGCATCGAGACCGAGTATTTCATGTACTGCGACCTTTTCGACCATATAGTCTTCGAAGCCGGCGTACCCAACGTGAACTGCAGCCGGTTCTTCTTTCTTTTTGGCCTGATGTTCTTTTAGACGTTTGGCGGCAGCGGCGGACATAGTCGGCGCTTCAGGAAATGCAGCAACATAGATTTTCATCAATTCATTAGGCGTCTTGTCTTCGTGTTCTTTCGGGATGCCAGAGCATTTTTTGCCAATAAAATGAGAACCGACATGATGGGTCTCGCCGCCACACCATTTGCACGAAATAGGCGTTTCTTCGATCTCGCGAGATTTTTCTTGTTCAGCGACTGTTTTGTTCTGCATTTCGACCGACATGTGTTTTCCTTTTGAAGTAGTTCTGATGTGTCAATGATACTTATATATAACAGGCAAGGAAATAAGTATTTACTTATCATCCTTGCCCAAAAAAACGGCTACGAAAGTAGGCGTTGCATTTGCTTGATGAGCGTTTCGGCTAAATCACCAACATTGTTCAGACAGATGTTGTCGCGGTAGAAGTGACGCGGAGCGTCTGTCAAAATCCCGATCCCCAGAAGATGGATATCGGTATCCTGCTCAATCTGTTTTGTGACCATTTTCAGGTGGCCAGTCAAACCACGCCCCTGAGCCGCTGGACTTCCGTCACTAAGCACAATCATGATTTTGCGATCTTCCTGGCGGCCAGAGAAATGTTGAAGCAAGGCCAGTATGCTTTCTCCATCGATATTTTCAGCCAGTATCATCGTACCTGCGAGAGCGCCAAGGTTGCATATCGTTTGTTTGCTGGATATCGGCGTCTCCCACCCCTTGATAATTGGCAGAAAAAGCGCTTCAGAGCGGTTAAACTCGGACTTCCCAGGCATCGCCAGAGAAGATGTTGTGAAGCCGGTTATCATAGTTTTCACGTTGATACGCGCCAATGCATCCGCCAGTGTGTAGGCTGCTGCACAAGCTGTCTTGATTTTTTGCCCTCTCATGGAGCCAGACATATCAATAACAATCTGCACGCATGAGTTGACCGCGCGTTTGACCTCCAGCTTGCGAAAAACTCGGTCATCATCGACGGACAGGCGATACAGACTTGGGCCATGCAGTCGGCCGCGACGCTGACCTGGGACAAACTGATTGCGGTTCTGGCTGGCTATCGTTCGCTCAAGATCTTTAGCGAGTGTCGCGACGATGTCATCGCCAATTAGAGGCTTAATATTCTTATTGAAGACGGCCTCATGTTTTGGGATCACCATGTAGTTATCAGCGTCACCGTACATGTGGAACCCTTTCGGCGAAGTGGCCAGAACGTTTCTGAAGAACTCCGATGCGTGCTCAAGCCTCCCCATAAAGTCGTAAGTGCGCTCATACGGACGATAGCCGGTCGACAATTCGGATTCGCTGGAAATAATCATCTTCATTGCCCCTTCCATAGACATATCCATGGCGCCTTTTGGTAGTTTGGTCGACTCCAGCTTTTCCAGATCGCCTTTTGTTGGTTTGGGAATATCACCCGTTCCGCTTTCTGCATCGCTCGGTTCGTCCCCGATACCATCTGACTTTTTGTCTTCTTCGGATTCAGCAGAACCGCCATCTCCTGCATCGGCCGATGCAGCTTCACTTCCTTCGCTCTCGGATGATTCCGGGGAACCATTTTCCTCCCCATCTCCAGGTGCGTCTGATTGTTCTTGCTCGTCAGACTCATCATGCCAGGGCAGATCGCTGCCACTACCACAATCGTCTTCGGACGGTTCGCTTGACGATTTCCCTTTTCCTTTTTCTTTGCTATCTGAACCGTCAGGTTCTTTGCTTTCCATTGGCTTGTCGACCAGCAGTCGGACAATTAGCGCGGCCACTGCCACACTGTCGCTCGTGCTGCTTATTTTGGGGATCATCTTATCGACACCATGTTTAATCAGGATTGATACCGGCTCTTTAACGCTTTCCCAGCGGTCTTCCATGTAGTCGATGAACGGCGTTTGATCATTCCAAGCACGCAGCACGGGAACCAGATAGAACTCCATAAACATGCGGGTCTGATCGCCCAGCTTTTCAGCAATGGCCTCCATTTCTTTAGGAATGAAAACCGTATCGATGACATGCTTTTGTGTGTTGATGAGGTTTGCTCTGGAGCCTTTGAACATCTCCCCCATTTTTCGCTCAATGAAGGTGTCTTCTACGGCGTTCCAGACGAAGCTGGTGGCTTTCGTACTGTCTGTGAAAAGGACGTGAGCGACTTCGTGATCGATGAATCCGCGTACCGCCATCAGGAACTTGTCGCTGGCGTCGTCGGGTATTGATGGTATGCAGATGCAGAGAGGTTCGCCGGCTTTGTTGTATTCAACATATGCCTTATCTCCACGTTCTATGACGGGGATGTTGCGTGCTACCAGCATTGAAACGACGTTTTTAATCGCCTCGCGAAACTTAGTGATATCTTTAACTGAAGTCTTTTTCATGACATACCCATAAATAAATGCTTATTATTTATGGGTATGATAATCACAATCAATGAAAGTATAAAGCCAAAAAGGAAGGGTAAATCTTAGTTGGTGTGAATGCAAATGAGAGTGTAGTTCGAAATTCCCTGTACTAAAGCGAAATCCTTATCTAGATGATTAATATGGAAAAAAAGATCATCGGAGCCTGCTATGTGTCCATCTTTCGCGCCCAGTTCGCAAATGATGTCGGCTCCGATCTGGTCACTCAAAGATATTGCTGATAGTTTTGTCGCCGTCGACATCCAGTTCAAAATTGCATTCATGTTAATACCATTAAATAGTTTATTGCTTATTAGTATGTCTTAAATGATTCATGTCAAAGTTACTATTATTTTTTTAAGATTACAACAAATTTGCACCAAAAAAGCAGACTTAGCCTATTGATTTTTATTCTATTTTGTGGTTATTTAGCGCCGTCACCCAAAGTTGGCGGTGTGTATTTACATTTTTGGTTCAGTGGTTTAGTCTTGAACAATACGTAAATATGTGATTACTTACTAAAATGATTTAATAGTATGTGGTTACTTACTAAAATAATTCAATACAAGGCAGACTATAACATGTACGAACCCAAAGGGCGTTACCGTCCGTTTATGACCGCAGCGATGCTCACCTGTGGCAAAACACAAGCTCAGATTGCAAAAGAAGTTGGATTTGAGAACGCTAACAACATTTCTCTCATCAAATCTGGCCGTGCTCATCTTTCGTTAGACAAGGTCATCCCATTCGCGAGAGCTGTTGGTGCGCCGCCAGACGATTTTATGATGATGTACTTATCCGAGAGATTTCCCGAAATATATGAATTTGTTAAAAAAATAAAGAATGAAAATGATGCTCTGAAGAGCAAGTTAGGCATTACTGATTGATCTTACATGTTTCAATTAAGAATTCAGAGTATGCTGACATTGCCTCGGACATCCGGTCAAGATAGTCGTGTCTGTCATAGACGCGATCTATTCCCTCAAGACTGTGGTTCATGATTTTACGAGCCACGTCTTGCTCTACACCGAGTCGAGAGAGTGTACTTCTGGCCGTCCTTCGTAAATCTCTGATTTCGAAGGGTGCCGGAAGGTTATCGGAAAGATAACCTCTACTCATAATTCTTCTTGATGCCTGAGCTATCAGAACCTTAGATGCAGGCTTCATTGCATTCTTTGGGGAGGGAACCAGCCAATCGCTGTTCCCGGCTGCGGCCATCATTTTATTAATGCACAGCTTCATTATGGGGCTAATGGGTAGTGAATGTTCACGACCAGACTTATTCCTACTACCCTGATTCCATACATCATTATTGAGATCGAATTCAGCTCGTTTAGCCCGGAGCACTTCATCCGGCCGTCTGGCTGAGCAGAGCACGAAACGCGCGGCCCAACGCGTGCTCTCTGAAACATCGGCAAAGTCCCACATGTGCCAAAATTTTTCCAGCTCATCATCCGACAACACACGCTCCCGCGGTCTTGGCTTCAGTCCACCGGCTACTTTGTTAAGAGACATCGCTCCAAGTGGGGAAGTCTCGATCACACCCTGGAACTCACACCACCCAAGGAACTGTTTTAAAACAGAAAAAACGCGCCGGCTTTGTACTAACTTGCCATCCAACACCAGGGCATTAATTAGTCTGTTAACTGTGAGGCGGTTGATGTCCGAAACTTTTTTGTTGCCGATCGCCGGCATTGCGTGAACGAGAATACAGTGAACACCTAGCTCTGGGCGCCGGCGCGTCACAAGGAGTGATAAGCGCGTGAAAAACATAAAGGCTTCACTGAATTTCGAATCGGCATCCATGGTCATCATTTGCGAACCGGTCATGGCTTGGCAGCGCTGGAGATATTGAACTGTTTCAGCAGAACAATTTTCCAAAGCTTTATCGATTTCGAACGAATTTAACATCGCTGCCTCCATGTAACTGTATGCATATACAGTATTTAACGGTATTTTAGTTATAAGGTCAACCAAAGATAACTGGTTTTTTACTGTGATTCCATACCTATAGAGTATGGAATCACAAAAGGGCGATTTGAATAAATTTAGAGGCTGTAGCACAATGGTTGTACATAACATTGGAGAATGCATATGGGCCTTGTGTCACCCATTGAAGAAGATGTTTATCTTGAGGAATCGGGATTCCGACGGAAAAAGTTTGTCTATGACAAGCGCGTTCATCATAGTTATATCTTTGTTGCCGGCGGTGAGGTTTACACCGTAGTTTTCGGGAGCATTAAAGATGAGAAGACGTTTCAGAAAATTGGCTACAGCTTAGAGCCTGGCATGGCTTTCCCTCACAATGGGATGTCAGAGGTTTACTTCGATATTTGGATTGATCGTGAGTCTTTCGGAGATTTCCGGCACGTAAAATTCAAAGGGTTGGCGGGTGGTGTTGTATTGGAACAAGTAGCTTTAGCAATGCTTCAACATTATCAAACCTTTGATATTGGAGGGTTTGTTTTCCAAGCTGCTTCCGGTGGCGTAGCCGATATTGATAGGAAAACTTCCCTCGAAGAGACATACGATTATATTCTTGGGTTAAAACACGAACAACGTTATAATAAGAAAACAGGATTACCTAAAGGTAAACCCAGGAAGCTCCTTCCAGACTTCCTGAAAGTTTACAAAGATGACTCAACCGGGAGGGCTTGTTATGCCGTTACGTCGCAATAAACAGAAGCGTGCACTGGTGCAGAATGGTGAGAAACACCTGCTGCAAAGCCTTGCTGCGGCTACTGCAGCGACCCGCAACGAACAAGTTCTGGTCTTAACGCCAGAAGGTGTTAAATATTGCAACATCATTAGAGAAGGTGGCAATGTTTCAACTACCTCATCCATGGAAGCTTTACACAATAGCTTTGCCCAAAGACAGAAGAAATCCTCTGCTACCATGTTGCGTCGAAAACTGAGCCAGGTATCTCTCAAACGAGAATTCCAGGAAATATAAACAAAGGCCCTGTTCGGGCCTTTGTTGTTTCTACCATTTATTGAATCCAAACTCATCCTTTTCACGCAGCAGTGGTTCGCCACGATACCGGTGTCCTTTCAATGAATCGCGCTTAGTTGGCACTTCATCATAATCAACAGCTGTCTCGAAAAAGTGATGCGCCTCACTCGGATCAGCAAAACACCAGCGATACCGGAATGGGGAGACCTCGTCAATATCCATACAGACTGACGTCGTGAATGCCAGTTTCAGCACGCCAATCCAGCTATCGTCGGCCAGCTGCCGCACTCTCAAAAAACCTTGCTGTAAAAGGTATTCATGCATCTCTTCGGGTGTCATTCGTTTAAAGCTCATTACGTGATCTCATTGGTTTGTGTCGTTTAATTTTAAGCGACTCAAAAAGGTTGACCATGAAAGAAGAGAGGGGCCAAGCGGCCCCTTTCTTAAAGGATGGATGCGATGGTCGCCAGTTCGGTGTATCCGCCAATCGGCTCGCCCTCGACGAAGATCTGCGGAACCGTTCGCACCGGCTTCCCGACCAGCTCGCCCAGAGCGACAGCGTCAATGCCGGCTTCGACAATGTCGATATACTCATAGTCACCATGACCCTGAGATTTTAACTGCTTAGCCAGCTCTACCGCACGTTTGCAGTAAGAGCAGCTGTCCTTTCCATAAATAACGATTTTCATGCTTTCCCTTAGCAAGATAAAGATGTGATGCTTTGACCAATGGGGCCACCACGCATTGACGCCAGTACGCCGATACTAGACGTCTGAACAGGCGGGGTCACTTTTTCAAACACCGTTTTCAGGTGATCTTTAATGCTATCCCACTGCGCTTCCGTTGGGATCTGACCGCCCAGCTCGACGAATCCCTGAAGCCAATATGCAAATTGCTCTGATGTCATATCAGCCTCAAAAAGTGGTCGGTTTTGCGATGCTGCGGATCACGGCCATAAAGCCTTTCTGCAGGTCAGTTTTACCGATAGCCAGCCAGCGTTTATCCGGCAGCTGAAGTGAGTTTTTGGCAAACTCCGCACGTTCCAGTTTCTCGACGAACTCACCCACTTTCTGGGCCAGCTCTTTGCCTTCGTTCATCAGAGCGATTTCTTCGGCCGACAGGTCGCGATAGCCTTTAATTTTGGTGTGCTGATCTTTCACGGCACCATCTCCACAATTACCCAATCCTCGGCCAGCATGTCAGTCTGGGATGCCAGCCATGGCACAAATTTGCCGTCAGCTGTTTTCATACCAATCCAGGGCGCCAGCTCCAGATCGCGAGCAATGCCGCAAGCGACGTCGTATTGTTTGCCGGACACCATGCGCAAGAACATACCTTTGCCGTTCCAACCTTTGCGAGCTACGCGATGGCCATCTTTCAGCATCTCGATTGCGATGCCAAAAGATGCACCTACCCTGGCGGCGTGAATAGTGGTTTCGACTGACAAATAGCCCGATTCAAACGGCCCTTTTGGCGAGTAGGACTCATAACCGTTTTCATAGCGGACGAAATATCCACCAACTTGAGGCTGGTGCTTGTCGAGATAAGTCTGATCTACTTCGACTTTTGCCACATGCTTGCGGAAGGATAACAGCATTGTCTGCCCCTCGATTTTCGCAATCTCAGCAGCTTCCACGATTTTAATGCTTTGGTACTGCGGTAATTTAACTTTTGTCATTTCAATATCCCTATTGATAGGCATTTAAAGCCACTTTGCAGAGTTCAGAGCGGACGCAATCGTCGGCTTCAAACTCAATCAACCCAACGTGCGCGTTTGGTTTAAAGCGGCGCAGTGCGTCGGATAGCCCGGACTCTTTATTACCAGGCAGGTCACACTGCGTCACATCGCCGTTCACGATAACCGTAACGTTCTCACCCATGCGGGTCAGGAACATCTTCATCTGTGACGGTGTAACGTTTTGCGCTTCATCCAGAATAACCACTGCGTTTTCGAACGTCCGGCCACGCATGTAAGCGAACGGGGCGATTTCTACTTTGGCAATCTCTGGCTTGAGACAGTATTCGAGGAAGGATGCGCCCAGACGCTTCTGGAGAACGTCATAGACGGGGCGGAAGTATGGGGCGAACTTCTCACCCACATCTCCCGGAAGGAAGCCCAGATCTTCGTCAGCTTGCAATACGGGGCGAGTGACGATGATTTTGCGGACGTCTTTATCCAACAGCTTCTGCGCGGCGACAGCCGTGGCAAGGAACGTTTTGCCGCAGCCGGCTTCACCGGTGGCGAACGTCAGAGGCTTGTTTTCGATGCTGATAAGATAATGCGCCTGAGCCTCGTTACGAGCCTCAACTGGCGTATTGTCTCGCTTTGGTCGTGGGGTCTGAGCGTCGGTCAGCTCATCGACAATAACGTAATCAACACGACGGCCGCGGAACGCACGATTCTCTTTTACTGCTTTACGCGCTACCTTACGCGCATGTTTGCGTGATGTACCCATTTTGATTCCTTTCAAATGGTTAGGTGTCGCAATAAATATAACTGCATTGGATAAGTAAATCATTACTTATTTTTGAAATAACAAAAAGGAGCCGCGAGGCTCCTTTGATTATTTGCGCTAAAAGTGTCTATCGTGATGCTCAATGGTCGCTGTGGGTCGAAGTACAGCTTAAAGGCCAATGTCGCCATCAGTCTTTAAGCTGTAGCCTCCGAAGAGGCTACGGCCACAATCAGTTCTTACCGGCGTTAACCACAACACCTGCACGACCGGCATCAGCTTTGGCGATTTCGAGGCGGGTTTCGCGCTCTGCGGTAATCTGTCCACGCAGCTCTGCAACTTGCGCTTCCAGATCGGAGATGCGTTGGTTTTTAGCAGTAGCCTGGGCTTTGTGCTCCGCCAGCTCAACTTTATGCTGGGATACCAGATCGCGGTTCTCAGCGCCAAATTTAGCAGCAGCAGCCTGATAACCAGCTTCACGCGCTTCGGATACTGCGTACTCGTTGTCGGTTTTGGCCGCGACCAGGTCGGAGTTTAGTGCATCCAGATCAGCGTGAGTGATAACGGCATAACCGCGTGCTTTCATCAGCTCGGCCAGAACCTTGTCTTCGTTTTCGATTACACGCAGACGCAGCTGGGCTTTGGATTCGCGCTCGGAGGCAGCGATCTGGTTTTCGATATCAGCCAACTGGCCCTGCTTAAATTCGATTTCTTCAGTCAGAGTTACGGTTGACTGAGACAGAGCGGCCAGATCAGCGAACAGCTTTTGGCCGTCGGCAACAACTTTAACCAGTGCTTTAGTAGAACGCTCAGCTACGGTAATAATCTTTTTGACTTCAGACATGTGTTTTCTCTTTGTAGTTTATTTGTATGGTTCGCAGCGTTACTTTTCTGACCGTACAGTCTGAATTTCACGCTACTTGCACTTTACGTTAGTGCCAGACGAGGCTTGTGGCTCGGGCCTAATGGCTGTTTATGCGGTTGATGGCCGCACCATTTTGGCCTCGACACTAAGAGATGTATGGAATCACATCATCTTAGATTTGGTGCCCAAGCAGGTGTTGAACCTGCATCATCGGACTCAGCATCCTCTCGACTTACCGTTTTGTCGCATTGGGCATTCAATCTGAAGGACTCTCGAAAAAGCCCTTTAGGTTGGCGCAAACAAGCGGAATCGAACCACTCTCTACCGGATAAGACGTCTTCCTCGGTCGCAGTCAACCAGACTGCTTTGTTTGCTTGCACCTCTTTTATCGTTAAGAGGAAACGGACTGAGCCTGTCACCAAACAGCGGAGGCATATTTGATGGCCTGGAGTAAAGATCGAGGCGATGAAAAAACCTCTTCAATCGACTAACATCTCAGTCTGCCGGTGTTCGCCACCTCCGGCTGGGCTATGGCCTACATATCAAGCTCTAAACGAGTCTATCAATAGCAGAAGAAAGTCCGATCGTTAGCACGCACTTTCTCAAAACCTTCTGCACGCTTTGAGAAAGGCGCTGCGTCGCAATTTCAAATTAACCCAAGATGAAATGAGACATTAAGTAATCACACACGACGCAGCTGTTTGGGCGGTCAGTTGCGGACTGAAACCGGGATATGGTTATTGAAAATGCTCCTAACCACCCAAACAGCTGAAACGTGGGAGAGTGACGCGGGAATCGAACCCGCAATCCTCAGCCTCAAATATGCTATTTGCATTTCACACATCAGGCATCGGAATAAACCTTTAAGTCACCAGACTTCGCTCGCCGACGCTATGCACAGCTAATCGACAAACTAAAAGGCCATCACCCATGTTCGCAGAGACTCGCCGTCTGACTCTATCGCGTGGTTAAGGGTACGTGGGTCAGTATCGCCTATTCACCAGCAAGTCTCTGCTATCCATTAGTAATCACACCGGATCAGTGCGCCGAATTTTTTAATGAGGAATCGGAAGACCTCACTGACTTATAGGCTGTTAAGCCGCCATCAGAACTACATCATCGTTTGCATTTACTTTGTTGGTCAGTTTCTAAAAAACCGCAAAGCCGCTTAACGTCGAAAACGAGTTAATCTTAGTGAAAACTTATAAATAAGTAAACACTTATTTATCTTTGTTTTTATTTTTTTTGACGGTTACGATGTAACCCTTTGTTGTTACTGTGTAACTTCTATCGTCTCGAATCCCATCCCAGCGGAGAGATGTTAAGCTAATCAACCTCGATACGACGTTTTCCATCATGTCGTCATTAACGAAAAACTTAACCGTCACCATATCGACGATCCGAGATACAGCTCTCGTCACGGTGTAAAAAACACAAACTAGAATAAATGCGAGCAAAATATAGTCTGTCATTTAACATTCCTTATGTCAGTTGAGTGAACCACTCGATATACGCGCCGCCCAAAGCAAATGACGCCAGTTTTAATTTCCTGCTTAATCAAATCGTGGGTAACAACTACGCCGAGTAGAAACCCGGCGATAGCTCCCATCAAAAGATATGGGATCAACTAAAAGCTCCTGCGTTGACAAGTTCAGCCAGAACAACCCTGCCTCTGGTCGTCAGCTGAAAATTCTTTTGCTTCCCTTCAGGGGAGATATTTTCAACGAATCCCATCCGCTCCAGTTTTGCACGAGTCTTCGGGCGCCAGTGTTCGTAGAATCTCTCCCACTGGCTTATTTCTCGAAGCGTGCTTTTTTCCAACTTACTTAACTGGATCATCTACACCTCCCACAGCTAATCCCTTTGCCTCAGAGGTCACATCGACGATTCGGTAGATTCGACCTCTGAACTCCATAACCCCAGCCTTGATACTGTCCTTCTTTATCGACACAAAAAACATTCCACCCAAAACAAAGCCCAGCAAAAAGGTCGACAGACCAAAGCCAATAAGGTCACTTATCATTCCTTATCCCCTATGCGGTCTTCAGTGTCACGCAGACAGGACGGCCATTTCAGACGAGGGTGACGCAAACTGCCGTCTGGCGTCTCTTCGTGGGCATTGACCTTCACGATGCGCCCGATGTACTTGTCCTGGTTGTTCCAGATCTCATCCAGGTACATGTGCTTAATGCCCGATGCCTCGACCTCAACACCGTTCTCCAGGCGAATAGTTACCGAGCCGAGAGTGTGGGCGAATGCCGAATCCTCTTTACCTGGCTTGAAGCCGATAATCTCACCGTCAGCTTCGATCTCGTCCTTCATCTTCCACCAGCTCTTGGTGCGCTTAAACTCGTAAACGGAGAACGGATCTTTCGCCATATAGCCTTCTTCGTTGGCGTCCAGAGCCGCCATGAACAAGTCGATAAACTCTTTATGGCTATGTACTAACTGGAAGTCATGCAAACGCACGTCGCCTTTGTACTGACTGTCCGGGCGGCTCTTCCAGTTTGTCCAGCTGCACAAGTCGATATGGCGGTCTTTTAACTTGCGGCCTTCTTTCTTGTACTCCTTGGTTTTGGCAATGGCTTTCCATTCCGGCAAGAAGTAATCGAAGACGTGGAATACGGCGCCAATAGCTGATACGCCTTTTTTACGCAGTGCTGAGATGGAATCGTTGAACGAACCGGCCGTCGCTTCGCCATCAAAGAAGATGTGCTTATGCGGCGTCATACGCGCCAAATCTAATACCGCTGGCTTCAGATGGTCGAGAGACGTTACCGGGTTGCCGGTACGAGACAGGAAGTTAACCTCTGCCTCGTCAACGATGACTTCGGCAATGACGCGCATCCCGTCCAGCTTGAGGCTGGCAATCATCGGGAACTTGGCTTTCGGGTTTTCCTTGAACGGGTACTTGTCGCCTTTTTCTTTGTACGACGTCGCCAGCTGAACCTCGAACACCGGAATCGGGTTGTCGAAGATTTTATTGCACAGGCTAATACCGATGCCGGCCTTCGGATCTTTAATCAGGAAGCGGCGGAACACGTCTTGCCCTTCCTCTGTCATGTCTGAAATAGCCTGCTCCACCATCGCAATAGCGCTGTTACCAGTGAGCTTACGGCTGGCCAAGGAGTTGAGAATATCGATAGCGTCTTCATCAGAGATTTTATTCTCAAGCGCAGGCTCCGCGACGCTGTATTTCTTCACCCCGAATCGGATGAATGGGTTAAGCATCAGTGACACCATGCTTTGTTCGAATGCGTCCAGCTCAGCCAGGGCTACTTTCTTGGCATTGGTTCCCATAGCTTTAATGGCGTCTAGTTTTCCACGCAGAGCAATCAACTTTTCCATTATTGAAGCTCTCCCGCAACAACGACAGGCTCATCCTGAGAATCGAGGATGTCGCACTGTTCCCTTTGCTCTACCATCGGTAGATCACTCGGTTTTGGTTCGTAGGCATCAAGAAAATCGACGGCGTCCATGGAGAAAATCTCATTGTCTTTGTTTTTGAAAATGACAGTCAAAGGGAAACCGGGCTTGGCGGTAAGCACGTTGCTAAGGCACACCATCTCGTAGACGTCGTCAGAGTCCTTAGCGGCCCACAGCTTACATTCAGGAACGATCGGGCGGAAAACGATGTTGCGGTTAATCTGGAAGCTGTCGAACCAGAGTGTTCTTTCACCTTCGTTGACAATGTCAATGCTCACGGCAATACCATGAGACGATGCTGCCTTTGGCAAGCAATTAATCCATTGCGGAACGTCCGCGGTAGTGTAGATCATCTGGCATACTTGGCCTACTTGTGGCTCGAACTGACTCATGTGTTTTCCTCTGTTTTATTAACTTCTGCGTTTACCGCTTCGGCGTAAATGTCGACGAGAACGGTTGGTTTTTTGATTTCCGGCTTTGGCGTCACTCTTGAGCCAAACGTCGCAGCACGCTTGTTGCGCGTTGCGCTTTTAGCTGCACGACTCTCAATTTCCTCTCTCAGCTTACGCATCTCTTCGAGGCCATCGATGAAGTAAATCCGCTCGCCTGTTTTAACTTCTTCCAACATCATCTTGACCGCACGACACTTGCCGGCACGAATGGCTGTCGCGCACGAATCGAATGAACCAGGCGGGAGTCGATTCTCTTTAAATGCCAGTACGGTGTGCTGACACACCGTATAGGAAGAGCGCGTCGGCGATCCGTTGATTAGAAGTTCCTCGCACAGCATCGAATAGCTATTACTGCCGCTAATTGACGGAAATTTGCTAAAGTTGGTTTTCATAGATACTTATAGTAAATGTTTACTTATCATTGCGCCAGTCTAATGCTCTGGCGCAGGCTTGAAAGATTTTTTACGAGGGGATTGTTACCAAGAACCCCAAAGAGGGTTTTCCGCGACGAGGCTGTGTACTTCTGCATGTTTTATCGCTTCACGGACGTGAGCGAGAGCGTAGCTTTTGCCTTCTGAGAGCATGGCAGCTTTGTCATAACCAAGACGGGTAATCATTTCACCAGGTCTTGCGAAAAGACCGCCGAAGCACTTCGACACGGCCTTAACCGACTCAATCTCATCCATTTCCCCGTCGTATTCGCTGAAGAGCTGCATTTCAATGCTTTCATTGAAACGGTTTTTTGCCAGAGACGACTTCTGGTCTAGGATCGCGTCAATGATGCCGCCAGGTGCTTTAAGTGAAAAGGCACGAGAATAGCCTGGCGTCTCGAATGCGCTCGAATGCACGGCAGACAAAGCCATTGCCCCGGTCATTGATACATCATCTACAACTTTAGGGATGTCCGGCATTGAAACAACTTCTGTCGTCATCGTAGCCCTAAGTGAGCGCAGGACGCGATCAAACTCTGGAGCCTGCAGGACGCCGCTTTCCAGCATATAGTTAGCGAAGTTTTTTACCGCTGCAGGGCCGACGTATGATTCATAATCCTCGGCTTTTATCATTATCGACTTCTCGTAGAGTGACATCGCCGGCCGCGGGCTTCCTGCATAAAAAATACCTTGGAACACCTTCGCCTTCAGATAGTCCTCGGCGACGTCAGTAAGGTTGACGATGACGAACAGCTCGAAGTTCCGATCAGCCGTTAAAGTTGACGAAATGTAAATCCAAGGCTCGTTAGGGGTGGATATGGTGACAGGCATCTTAATGCTGATGCGTTGATTCGCCTTTTCACAAGCCTCTTTAACTATCCGTTCTACATCTCCATCTTTAAAGATGTGCGCCGCTTCGCTAATGGCTTTTCTGACGGCTTCGTCGATGCTCTTGATATACATGTGCTCTCCTTTTTTTATGAATCTTATACAAAATGATAAGTAAGTGCTTATCTTTTTTACGGTCAGAGAAGTGCTTTAATACCGTGTAGTTTCGCCATCATTTCGAGCATCTTGGTGTATGGCTTCGCTCGATAGTAGGCTTTCAGAACCTGCTCGATTGTCGCATCGCCTGGGTCTAAGCCTTCCTCTCCGAGACACGCGATTTTCACACGTAACCCGATGCCGGCTAATCGCTTGGCTGCACCAAACGTGTTGTGTATTGCCTGTTTTTCGGAGTCCCACATCATGACGACCGTCTCTAATCCCTTTTGCTTCAATCTCAAGAATGCGCCAAGCTGATCCTCGGTTTCACCATCCAGCGTGCCGGACAAGTGCATACCGAACGTTCCTATCGGCTCCACATACTCTCTCAGCGATTCCTCAGCAAAAAGAGCACGCTTTATGCCCATAACGTCAAAAGCGCCCTCAGAAACGATTACAGTGCGCTTCCCGATGGCATTGTGTCCGTTGTAGAGGAACTTGCCAGATGCCGGCAGTGATATTGGAAAGAGATAACGACGATCTGACTCACCAGTAACGTCGCGCCCCTGAAACGTCCGCATTTTGCCGTCCAAATCGTAAATGGGGATCAAGATGCGCATATCGAAAGACTGGACGTGCGGTCGTCCATTTCGCTCATCGAGATAAACGTGCGTACCCTCGACGCAGTACCGCAGATCAAAGTAGGTCGCCAGCTCCGGGGAGATGTCACGATCAACAAGATACGTTGGAAGTTGGCCTTCAATTGGCAGCTGATAATGTGGAGGCAGGATAACTTCAGACGTCAGCTCAACATCCGACTTTAGCTCAATCTCTTCTTCTTTTGGGCGCCAGCCTTGCTGCATCAGTTCGTTGCGGATGTAACGCTGCAATCCGCGCCATGATTCGCCGGTATGGTATTTGATGAAGTTCAGCTTGTTAAACTGCACCTCCTCCGGGTGATCACCGGCGAAACACTTGCCAAGGCCAGTAGTCAGGTTGAAGTAAACCTTCCACTTACTACTTTTGCAGCACGGACATTCACGGATGTTGACTTCACGCCCCTTTGAAGTCCTTGAGCCACGACGATACGAGATCCCCTCTGTATCAAGCCACTGCTCAAAGTCGAATTCTTCCATTAGTTCTTTTAATTCTGACATTTGATAAACCTTGCATTTAGCCGGCCATAGATTAATATGGCAGTACATGTGTTTTCTTTTGTGGTTTTATTAGCAAAAGAAAGCTTGAATTTCTGTATTGAAATTAAGGCGTTCCGCTTTGGAGCGCCTTCATTTTTCCTACATAACGTCAATGATTCGCTTAATAAATCGCATCTGTTCCAGATCCTGAAGCACTCGCAGACTTACCCCGCCTTTCTGGTTACGAGAACCAGCAAAATACAGACGCGCCTCGCCTTTAGCTTCTTCCTCTTCGGTCTTGTTGATTGAGATAATCAGGTCACAGATACGCACCTTCTCGATGTTGTCCGCGGCGTGCATCATCGTCGCAACTTCAGAGGAACCACCTTCACGGTTGGTCTGGGACGCTGTCATACCCGCCACATCGTGCTTATCCATGACAGCACGTAAGTCGGTGTAGATATCCTTCACATCATTGCGCGGGTCTTTGGTTGGCGTGGTGGCACGCATCAGATCCGCATAGTCGACAATGACCATGTCAGGTATCATGCCATTCACTTTCATGTTGCTGAGTAAGCGGTCAAGGTCTGCAGGTGAAAATGTATTGGCGCGACGCTCAACAATCCACATGCTTCCGATTTTCCCATCAGCACCCACAGAGCGAAGCTTTTCCGCAATATCATCGCGGCGCTCAATAAGTTTTGACATTTCTGTTTCGGAGATACGGGCGTCCCAGCGATCTGACAGGATGTCTTTATGTACCTCCAGTGAGACATACAGGACGTTGTAGCCTTTCAGCGTGGCATTGATGCCGAACTCACCCATGGCCGTCGATTTGCCCGATTTTGCGAAGCCCATGAACAGAACCAGTTCTTTACGCCCCCAGCCTTTTTGGTGAAGCATTTTGTCCAGTAACGGAATGCCTGTTGTTACGCTGTTAGGCACGAAGTCATCGGACGCCTCGTATTCGCGACGCTCATGTCGTTCGCCGGAACGTTCATAGAAGCTGTACACGTCATCCATATCGGATGCGCCGACCATGTCCACCTTCTGCATGACCTGCATCGCACGCTCAAACTCGCCTTTCTCCTTCAGCTCCGCCGCCTTGATGAACGCATCATCAAAAGCAACCGAACGCGCAAAAGTCACGACGCGGTCAATCATGTAGCCGGTGTCTTCCAGCTTCTCGGTCAAAATACGCTTCATCGCATTAACGACTTCAGGCACGAACTCTTCTCGAATCTTTCCGCGCTTCTTCGCCTCCTTAATCATGTCGATGATGAACTCTTTCGACGGGGAGCTTTTGTACGAGCGGAAATAGCCGGCCACAATGCTGACCAGGTATCCATTTGCCTTGTTGGAGAATTGCTCAGGGAGAACCAGATCGCCGGCTCTGATCAGAAACTCTCTGTCTCGGCAGTAGTACGCAGTCAGGCGATCTTCAAACCCAGCGTCAAATTCTTCCGATAGCGGTCGTCCTGTGTGAACAGGCGTCTCAAGCGCTGAAGAGGTAGTGGTCATGTGCTTTCCTTATTGTTTTAAACAACTTGTTTTCTTAATTATGTTCAATCTTCGCAGGCGCTCAAATACAAGCCTTGAGCATCCTGAATAAGCTTTGGATACCGCTTTGCTGCCACAGCTTCCGGGATAAGACGACGGAGATAGACGGCTGACAGGACACCATTGACACGCAACGAAGGCTTCATCGCGTCAATGTGCTTAATGACCCACATGCAGTAATCTTTCTGCATTTCCGGGGCCACCAACTGCGGCATGTTGTGGTAGCTGAAGATGCTGTCATCGATGCGGATCTGAGAGCGGCGGGAAAGCTTCTGCTCAAATATCTCAACAAGATCGTCTTGCCAAAGATGCTGGGGGCGAGGGAGATTAGCCCACAGGCGCTGCGCCGCGATGCTCAGTATCGTTGAGATGTAATACTCATACGAACAGCAATACTTGTCCGCAAACTGGCGAGCACGCCACAGCGAGGTTTTTACCCCCATTCCGTGATCCTGATAGGCGACGCGCTTTAGTCCGGTACGATACGGAGCACGCTGGAAGTCGTCGCGACCGTGAGTCAGCATGATGCGTGCGTACTCGATCTTATAGATTTCAGAGAAAAGACAGGTGGCCACCAGCGGATGCATATTGCGGTAATCGAACCACTTTGTCGCAAACAACTCCGTCTCACCTGAGCAGCGAGAGAGACCAATGTTTTCGGATACCCATCTGTCCATGTCTGAGGTCGTCATCTCCTGCATGAACGCGTACTTTTCGCCGTCTGGTGTGTTTAATAATCTGTCCATACCTAAATAAGCTCTTACTTACTTTTTGGGGAGATGATAAACGCTGGCGTGGGGTTTTGAAAGCGGAAAAGACAGGTTGTTTGCTTGAGGCCCAAGGCGGTGATTCTGGCTTCCGTCATACCCCTTTATGTTTTAAAAACAAAGAAGAGATATATAATAACTACCAGAGCAAGGCTTTTAAATAACACCCCAGACACAAAGAATAAGGCGCTGGAAGCGCCTGATTCTTTCAGTATTCTGGGAGTTTTAGGAACCAAAACAGTGCCTGGCTCCTATATTATTTAATAGCTTTTTAAAGTCTTTAAAAGATAAAGGGGGGATCGCCGATCTACTGCTTCTGCTCCAGCTCACGGCGGATTTGTTCGCCGCGCATTTCTGCTTCAGACGCTGGAGTCTCGCGAAGCACGGCAATGGTTTCCGCAATACGCTCAGGCGATTCGCTGGCCAGATTCATGATGGCGGCACGAATAACGTCTGAACGCGTGAAGCGATTCCAGCGGTCAACGTTCTCCATGACAGAGATAAGGCTGATGAACTCATCCTCGATGCTCATCGTCCGGCTCTTGATACTGGACTTCCCACGAGTAGGTCTTCCCTGTGGTCGAGTCGGGGAGCGCATCGGTTGTTTTACTTCTGACTCCGTGGATTGCGAAACTTCTTCCGCGGCTTGTGGCTTTTTAGCCAGATCACCCATTTTCATTTTACTGCGCCTCCAGACTCATCAAATAATCAACCAACTCTTCAATCTCCGACTCCGCCTTTTTATCGCGGTCTTTTCCTTTCATTTCGAAGATAGACCGTCCAGCCTCTTCTGCATCGTCATACACGTTACGAGTGTAGATATTGGTTGGAACACATTTAATGCCGAAAGACTCGATAATATCTTTGGACGAAAGGATACGAGACACCTGAGACGGCAGTGACGGGCACTGATTCAAGACGGCACGAATTTGAACTTCCGGGTTTGATGATTTTACGCTTTCGAGCACAGTGTCCAGATCTCGCAGTGACTTCAGATCGCGCCGCTTTGGTCTGAGCGGTAGCAGAACGATGTCGGCAATAAGCATGGCCTCACGCTGAATTTCTGAGTCGAAGCCGCCAGCATCAACAACGATGTACTCATACCGGCCATTCAAAGACTGAAGGTGCTTTACAATGTCATTCTCAATGTAAGAAAAGGCGATGAGATCGAGATTTTTATTATTGCGGCGCTCTTCGCACCATGAGGTTGTCGTCTGCTGGATGTCGATGTCGGTAATGTGAACCTTTTTACCTCTCTTCAGTTGCAGACCTGCTGCTACCTGCTGGGCGACCGTAGACTTACCCGGCCCACCCTTCGTCCCGCCGACGATGATGAGTTTGGTTTCCATGATTATGCCTTGTAGTTTGTTTATTTTGAAAACAAGATGTTTTCTTATGTTTCTTATAGCCTAAAACAAACAAGGTATAGTGACAACAAAAACCATTCAACTAACTGGACGTATACTGGTCTATGTTAAAAACGCCCCTAAGCGATTTTGGGGCGTTTTCTCTTTAACTGGTGTGATTGCTTCTCCCCCATCCACAAACACGCTCACCGACGACGTCATGCGCCAGAATCTGTCTTTTGGTCTCCTGAGTCAGTACATCGTCTCGGGAAATGTATATCGGACTGGCCGTCTCACAGAATGAAAGGCTTTGATGTTGCTTAATCACGCATCCAGTTAGCAGAAAGCTCATCGTCCACAGCGCCATCACCCATGCGCCTGATCTTATCAGTCGTTTCATTTTTTACCTCAATAGTCGTGCTTAGCCGCTTATTCTCTTCACGTTGATTTTTAATCTCCGCCGATCGACGAGCTGCGCGGCCACCCAAAATATACGCCCCAAAAAGTACCGCAATGACGGCCGAAGCCGTCATTACGAACGCTTTGATACGGGCAATTAAGCCTTCAATCATTGCGCAACACCTCGCTGATACTTCCGCACCTGGGCTATGGCGATGAATACCGCTACGGCGATTGTCGCGATCCCAAAGACAATGCGAACAGTATCCCCGCTCGAAATATTGCCCTGAGCCTTATCCATTGCCGCACTGATCTGCGGAGCAACGTCGGCCAGTTGCGCCAGACCGATACCTGCCGTGACGGTTGCGCCGGCCGTTTCCTTAGTGACCGGAATGGATGCGGTGGTCTTCACGGGCTTAACGACACCAGCCCGGCGCAACCCTTCGTCAATGACGTCGATGTTGTACCAGGTGTTATCAGTTCGCAGCGGGCCTTTGCCGTTCTCATGGCGAATGATTGCCTCAACGGTCGGTCGCATAATCTCGTACTGATGCAGATCGATTTCCATATCAGGAGAAACGCCTACCGCTTTGGCGACAGTCTGAACATACGCCTCGGTGTCGTTTTCACTCGGCGGCGCCCAGCGTTCGATGACTTCGCGGATCGTGTCGATTCGTGAGCCGTCTTTTGCTTTGCGCTTGTCGTGATAGGTAATGAGCGTAACGGCCAGCGCACGCACACCCCACGTCGGATCTTTAAAGGTGGCAAAACGAGGCTCTGTCGGGTTTGTCACCAGACCTTGCCACGGATTCGTGTTATCCAGATTGCCTGGGTTGTTGTTGCGTATTCCTCTTGGAGTCATCCTTTTCCCCTTAGTTTCCAATGCCGCTTTTTACGCCATACGCTGCCAGTCCCAGCAGCAAGGCGGTGATCAGGAAAGAAGTAACTTTGGACACGACACCGCCGAAGAACCCACTTGAGATGGCGTCCATTCGGTTTAGTAACTTGTCCAGATTGGCGTGCTGAATACTGTGCTGGGTCGCGGTCATATCTCCCAGGTACGCTTTCAGTCGCTTATCAACTTCTTCCCCAACCTCGTCGCGGAGACCTTGCAAGACCTCTCTCGCGACAATTTGAGCGATGCGCTCCACCTCCTTGTGGCTCACACCGGGTGTTTCGTTTGACATTGTTAGCCCTCCATGACTGTCAAACCAAAATTCACCCGGTTATACCATATTCCTTAGATTAAGGTAAGTAAATGCTTACTAACTATTTAAGCGTAAGTAAATTGCGAAGCTCTGTATTCTCTCGTCTGATTTCTTCCATCTCACGTGACAGCACCTGGATAGCGCCAATAGCGTCCATCATCAAGGGGTTAGTGTCTAGTACAAGTTTTTCAATTGTCTCTATACGTTCTGGCTCAATCTCATTACCACTTTCATCCAAGATGGCAGGATGGTTTATTACTCCTTTGCTAACCTTCACATAACATGGGTCAATTTTCTGAATTTGTTGAGCAATAACACCTCGACGCAGACGCTGGCGTTCATCGTCGTTATAGATAAATGTAACCAGATCCATAGCGTTGATATTCTGCAATGACTGTAAACCATCAGTGGGTTTAATATCACGCTTGAAATTTTTATCTGAAGTTGCTGCCCATGCCACATCCCCACGTTGACTATTCCAAATCATCCCATCGCTGCGATGATGCCAATACTGAACCGCCGCACCATATCCCTTGACCTGAGTTACTAAACGGTGGTTATAACCTATGTGTTCCTCAAACCAAAAATTCGCGCCAGCGTTCCCGTTTCCATCAGAGCCTACAGTTGCGAATTGGCTACACAAGATTGGGGCAACTCGAATATCACCGATATTTCCGCCGGGGTCACTGTCATATTGCGCAATTAAACCAGCCCTACTCGCAGCGCGTACATACTTATCGGCTTTGATACCCTCCTGCGCGCGAATATTTTTGGAAACTCGAAGACTGCACTCGAACCCTAATGCGACCGGGTCATCCGCAATAATTCGGTGAGTATAGTCTGCCGTGCTATTCCCATAATGGAAGTCGATATACGGTGTTGTATAGGAAAGCTCGATACTTTGCGATCTAACCTGATAATCACTTTGTATAATACCTTTAGCATAAAGTGAATTCGCGACTTTGACGTCACCGTTAGCTTCAACGCCAAAAATTTCAGTCTGCCCATCAGTTGCCGATATCCGGTCTTGATCACTTCGAACGACTGAGAATCGAGATGATTTTCCCACCATAACCTTCCCATAGGTTCCGCTTTTCTTGATAAGACCTATGTCGCCATTTTTTCCGAGGATAAAACCGGAGTCGTCACTGTCGAGACTTTGTGTGCCGGTGTAATTATTACCTCCGGCAAGCTTCGCCATTCCCTTAATAGCAGGAACAGTAACTGACGTTCCGGTAATAGGATCAGTCATTGTAATGTTGCCTGTCGACGTCAGCGCGGTCGACCATCCTTCAACAACACTCCGCCACAGAGAAAAGGCGCTGGCGAGTTGGTTTGCAAATGCGGAGGTGCTGGCTGTCTCTGATGTGATAATGCCATAGGACGCCCCAGAGAACGCTGTCGTGATGTCTCGGGTAAGGGTCAGCTGCGTGTCACTGTCGACGGATTTAATCGCGTACAAGTCCGCGCTCCCGTTCCGATACACGACAAGAATGGAACCCTGTTGAACGCCAAGAGCGGTCTGCGACCACTTAGTCGTTACACCGGTCACTTTCGCCTGATTTGCAGCACCAGTTACGGTGCCTACTTCATACATACTCATTATCTCTTCCTTGAGATGCCGCCCACTTCCTGTAGGCGGCTTTAGTTTTAGAAAATCCCCATCCTCACACGGAGACGGTTGTTTGAATCATAGACTTCGATTTTACCGTTTGTAATTACCGTTCTGGAACTACCCGGCCCTGAGCCATTTATATTCATCGTTCCATCGCGAGAGATTCGCCAACCTCTAACGTTTTCTTGGAAACCCGAACTCATCAAATCACCGACCTTGGCGCTACCTATTGACCCATCCTTGATGAAAGCCGCGTTCATATAGGTTACACCATTATCAATCACAAACGGAGTCGTCGTATTGCCGTTCGATGTATTAATTAGCGCGAAGCGGTCTGCCTGAACCAAGAACTGGCTCTGCATATTTTTACCATCAACACCGAGAGCGATACCCGCCGCATACTTCTGCCCGTTGTTGTTGGTTTGCATTTTCACCATCCAGGTACTGTTCAGCGCGTCATTGTTTGAAACAGCCTCTTGCAGCGTCTGGATAGATGCAGATTGACTATTCAATGATGCGGTCATGTCAGTCTGCGTTTTTGCCATTGCGCTAATCTGAGTCGCCTGAGTCGCCTGAGTCGATTTGATAGACGCGATACTCGTTGTCGCCGAGTTCAGATCAGCCTGGTTTTTGATGTTGGCCGAAGCCTGGGCATCAATCTGAGACTGAAGACTGGTGTTCAACGATGCCTGAGTGCTCTGACTGTCCGAAATGGTCTTAGACAGCTGATCCACTTTCGAAGAAGACGCGTCTACCTTCGACTGCATGGAAGACAGTTGCGACGTTTGGGCAGTCACTTTCCCATCGATGTCGCTGACCTTCGTCTGCAACGATGAGATTGCTGTTGCGTTTGCATCCGCCGTAGCCTGTGCATCCGCAGCATCAGTGATATCGGTAATGACGAAATCATCAATGTACACCGCGTATCCAGGTGTGTTGGAGCCACTCTGACCACGAGTAGAAATCCATACATGGCTACGGGTAACGCTCGGACTCACTTTCACTACACCAGTAAACTTAACCCACTGGTCGCGACCGCCAAGACCAGCCTCGTTGAACGTAATGCCCTGCCAGTCATTCCCACCATCTTTGTTGATGGAGTGCAGACCAACGACCACAGTCCAGCCAGACGGCGGGGCTTCACTTGCCGGCATCATAGCCCAAAACTCAACGCGATATTTCGCGCTCTGGCGTACCGCAGAATAAGAGCCGATCGTCTTGTCGGAATTCCCACTGGTATTGGCCGGGCGAGTAACCTTCAGACATTTGTTGCCGCTGCTCTTGAAGTCCGTCGTAACAATCGCAGTGCTGCCGCCCAACTGCTGATTGTTGTCATAGGTTTCGAAAGTACCGTCGATCCACGGGTTACTCTGGACCTTCAGCGTATTCAGGCTACTCTTCAGGTCAGTGACACTGTCGCTCGCAGAAGACAAGTCTTTGCCTTGCTGCGTAACCGTGTTCTGCAGTGACTGAAGTGCCGAAGCGTCGGCCTTGCCAGAAACCGTGTTATTCAACGAATTAAGGCTATTGCTCAGATTCGTGATGCTTCCGGTGTGACTGGAAACAGTACCTTCTGCACTGGTAACTCGCGAAGTCAGACTAGCAACCGCATTGCTCGTCGCGTTGATGTTCACTATGTCAGTGATATCGATGAAGTAAAAATCATCGAAATACTGATTACCTGATTTGAGGGACGAGTTGATAGAGACATCAACACTACCAGATACCGTCGCCTTCCAAGTCCCGGAGATCTCCTTCCAGGTCGAGCCAGTAGGAAGGTCTGTCGGCTTAAACATGAAATCAGCGAGCAGAGACGAGTTGCCGATACGCAGTTTGTTATTGCTCTGATTATCGACAACGGTGCCAGACTGACAGCGAGCAAACACGCCGATTTTGTAGGTGCGATCTTTCGTCACTGCGATGCTTTGGGAGACTGTCCCCGTACCGGCCCCACATGACAGGATCTTACTTCCCGAATTTGGCGACTGAGCATCAATAACCTTTATAAATGACGCGCCGCCGCTGAAACCTTCCAGACCGCGCTCAAACGATGAGTTGGTCAGAAGGTTTCCAATGATTTTTTTCGACGCGTCACTGTCCGCAACCAGATTGGCAAGTCCGGTATTCGTGGCACTCAGGCTGTTCTGCAGGTTGGTGACATTACCGCTCTGCGTGGAAATATCCTTACCTTGCTGTGTTACCGTGTTCTGGAGTGACTGAAGCGCCGTTGCGTCAGCTTTCTTGTCGATGTTGCTGTTCGCTGCTACCAGTCCATTCTGGAGACTCGTGATTGCGCTACTGGACGAGGTAATATCTTTACCTTGCTGCGTTACTGTGTTCTGGAGTGTGGTAATCGCCGATGCGTTTGCATCTGCTTTCATCATCACGCCACCAGCTGCTCCAAGCCCCATCATTACGCCGTTCACGAACTCGACTGAGGTCGAAATGTGGGCGGTGCCGTCGCCACCGGTTGGCGCACGCAGTTCCAGACCATCGCCCGGTTTCATGCCTTTGCGGCCAAGGAGGATATAGGCACCACGATACGGCAGAGAGTTGACTACTTCGGATGTACCACCAAGAGATTCCAGAGCAGACAATATCTTACCTCGGTTGCCAGATGGCTCATCGAATGTCAGGACGCAAACGTAAGTGCCACTAGCCAACGCCTCGATATCAGCCGACATCGTGGCGCCATTATTCGCGCTACCAAAGACATCGTATGTTTTGGAGGTCGCAATCACCGTTGATCCGTCGCTTTGTTTTGCAAAAGTGACCAACGCCCAGCTGCGACCAGGGGTAAACAGGTTCTTGCCGCTTTCATCAAAAACCCCAGGAGTTACGCTGTTGCCATTCCCTTTCGCCGTTACCGTAAATACAGTGCGACGAGTCAGTGACGCTTGCATGGAGGTAATGTTAGTGCCAGCGGCAGAAATGTCTTTTCCCTGCTGCGTGACGGTGTTCTGAAGTGTCTGAACCGTAGTGGAATCAGCCTTCTTAGACACGTTGTCATTCGTCGTCTTCAGACTGTTTTCCAGAGATGTCGTCCGACCGCCCACAGAGCTGATTGCATCACCCTGCGTCTGAACCGTACTGGTCAGCGAATCAATAGCGGAACTATTGGCCATAGTTCCTGCGTCTCGACGAGTGACGACGACGTTATAGACTGTCAGACTCGCGGTAGCGCCAGTGTTCGGTTGCAGCCTTGCTGTGGTCGCGCCGACAGGAACGACAAACGTACCGCTTACAGCCTTCTTCTCACCAGCTTGATAACTCAAGTTGCTTGCGTAGATGGTGGCGTTAGAGAGACTAGGGCCGTCAAAACGCAACCCCCATCCCACAGTAATTGCCTGACCCGCAAGACACATCATGCTTAAATCCAGTGTATCACCCGGTGTCACTTCAAACAGTGGTGAGACTGGCTGCCATCCAGCTGAACTATTTACAGCCGCGTAACCGTCGACAGTTGTCGCCGCCCCACCCCAGCCCTGTGCGCCGTTGAGCATCTTGGCGTTAGGGATGAGGTTGGCGCCAGACGTCAGACTATTCTCGATGGACGTCACACGAGTTCCCTGGCTGGAAATATCTTTGCCCTGCTGCGTCACCGAGTTCTGTAGCGTCTGAAGCGCAGCTGAATCAGCCTTTGTCGAAACCAGATTGTTAGTGGTCGACAAATCACCCTGAAGCTTAGTGATCGCGGTATTCTGCGTGGAGATATTGTCTTCAGTTTTCTGGACACGAGAGGTCACAGACTGAATGGAGCTGCTATTCGCATCAACCGTAGTCTTCAGCGATGACAGATCGTTAGACGATGCCATATCGCTCGGCGCCGGAGACCACTCTGTAGGCATATTGCCAACTTCCAGCTTAGGGCTGGTGATAGAGACAGTCTGATCTTTCGTCGAAGATGCTTGGATGCGTGCAAGGATTATTCTCTTAGATCCAGTTCCCGGCTTCTGTTTCCACTTAACCCAATAACGAACCCACTCAGTTGTCAAAGTGAATGACATACGACCATCAACACTGCCGTCTGACACACCTTGACTACTAACCCCAGATGTCGTCGAGTTAGGGTTGTAGAAGTAAGCGGTCATGCTTTGACCGTTCTCACCACCTTTTGCAAAGAAACTGTAAACGTACTCTGCATTGTCGACTGGAGCGTCGAGAGTAATCTCCTTGAGATCTCGGTAGGAACTGCCCGCTTTAGTAGTCGCGCTAATCACCGCATTGCCACGGAAGATTTCATTGGTTTTACCAGACCACCCGGCCATGTCGCCTGAGTTTTTGATCAGGTTGACGCCACCAATAGAAACGTTACTTAGTGCGTTGCTGAGATTCGTAACACTGTCGCTTTGGCTTGCAATATCCTTACCTTGCTGAGTAACCGTGTTTTGCAGCGTCTGAAGAGCCGAAGCGTCCGCTTTCTTAGCCACAGCAGAGTCGGTATCACTCAGACTGTTCTTCAGAGAGGTGATCGCCGCGCTGTTGCTTGAAGTCTGATCTCCAACCTTATTGACATTCGAGTTGATCGAATTAATTGCCGTAGACAGAGAAGAAACACCCAGACCGGAATATAGTTCGGCAACTTTGTCACCCAGCTTGAAGCCCAGATTAATATAGGCGTTTCCCGTCCACTGATTCACCAAAAATTCAACGGTGTTCCAGCCCGAAGACAGTACAAAGCCAAGAGTAGCGGTGCCTGATATAGCGACTGCCTGACGCACGCCATTAACGTACACAGCGCCAGAATCATCAAATACGCGAGAACCCGGAGACACCGAGATGGTGGTATCCGCAGCAACACGAACCATTGCCTTGTAGTGCGCAACTACATATGAACCTGCACCCGAGAAATCCAGTTTTGCGGCGTCGGCAACTTCATCCATGAATACCGGGGAAAGTCCCTGAATATCGCTAAATGTAGGCTCAGCAGCGGCGCTGGATAACTGGCATTTATAGATGCGGCGTGACCAGGTGCCTTGCTTGCCGTTAACAATCTGATTAGACAGAGCGGTGATATTGCTGGTGTTAGAAGCAACATCTTTTCCCTGCTGATTGACGGCATTTTGCAACGTTTGCAGTGCTGATGCATCGGCCTTTGTGCCAATGGCTTTGTTTGCCGTAGCCAGGCCATTATTCAGGGTTGTGATGCTGTCGCCCTGCGAGGTGATGCTGTCACCTTGCTTGGACACGGTCGTCTGTAGCGTCGACACCGCACTCGCCGTCGCATCGGCTGTCTGCTGCGCATTGTAGGCATCAGTGACATCGGTGATGACGAGATCGTCGATCAGGAAGGAGTTTCCAGCCTTAACGCTGCTAACGTTAGGAATAGAAATACGCGCCATCGCCTGCTTGATGCCGCTCTTACTACTTTTCAGATAGCCACTGACTTTCGTCCAAGAGTCGGCGGACAGATCTTTCGCCGACTTAATGAGCGCCGGCCACTGCCACGAGTTGTCCTGGTACTGCAACGACATCCCGATCGCAATCTGAACTGCCCCGTCCATCGTCGTGCTCTTAGCATCCAACTTCACCCAGCACTCAACATAAAACACCGCATTATCTCGAACCTGGAATCCGCTGAAAATGTGGTTATCACTGTTGTCGGTCGCATTGGCATTGTAGTCGTTCGGACGCGTCACACGGATACATTTGTTTCCGCCGTGAGAATCGTCAGTAGTCACGATGACGCGACCATTGGTGATATTGTACCCGCTCGAATAGCTCTCGAACGTCCCGTCTGGCAGGATGTTTGCGCCGCGCTTAGACTGCTGATTCAGCGAGCTGTTCAACGAAGTGATGGCGTCACTGCTGCTGCTAATCTTATCTTCGGCATTACTAACCCGAGTGGAGAGGTTATTTAAAGCTGTCGCATCCGCTTTCTTAGCCACATCACCCTTTACAGTGTCAACGGTGTTGGTCAGAGTCGTGATTGCATTGCCTTGGCTGATCAGCGTTTTACCCTGATCAGTAACGGTGTTCTGCAACGTCTGCAACGCAGAGGCGTCTGCCTTTTTCGACACATCGGTCTTCGTAGAAGTCAGATCGTTTTGTAGCTTGGTGATCGACGTTCCCTGAGAACTAACCGTGTCACCTTGCTTGGTCACTTTCGTTGACAGATCGCTCAACGCGCTGGCCGTTGCATCGTTATTGACTGCATCAGTAATATCGAACACCTGGAATGAATCAATCCAGATTTCCGCGTTACTTGGGTGGCAGTAGATACCAAAAGCCTGACCATCCGCGCCAGTTCTCGGAGAGAAAGACGTATCCCATGTAATAGTCTGCCAGTCGCTCGTTAGCGTGACGTTTTTATCTTCGTAATTACCCTCAGCAGACCCATTGAAGTTCCAGCGGCGCAGAAGCATGTTCATCGAACCCGACACACCCTTGGCGCGAACGATATAGCGGAATTTGCGAGAGCCATTTACCGGGGTTGGTTTTTTACCATTGGCAAAAAGACCCGGAGAGGTTGCATTCACTTTCAGCATTCGAGCGCCAGCCGAGTTTTCACCGTATGCACCAAATGCAACAATGCTGCCTGTCGTGCCGCTGTTCTGCTGCGTCCTGAACGCTGAGCCATCACCTTCAAGATTGGCATCCTGAATCAGATTGTCGCCCATGTTCGTCATGGCGCCGACGCTGTTGTTCAGACTGGTGATCGCGTCACTGGCTGAAGTGATGTCCTTACCCTGCTGCGTTACTGTATTCTGGAGGGTATCCACCGCAGATGCGTCTGCCTTCTTCGAGACGTTCGCGTCTGTGGTCTTGAGATTGTTTTCCAGGTTCGTTGTGCGATTACCAACGCTGCTCAAATCTTTGCCCTGCTGCGTCACCGTACTCTGTAACGAAGACAGCGCAGAAGAGTCCGCTTTTTTAGCAACGTTTGCATCAGTTGTCGCCAGACTATTCTTCAGTAAAGAAATATCGCTGGACGCCGACGTTATATCCTTGCCCTGCTGAGTCACTGTGTTCTGCAGCGAGGCCAGTGCAGAGGCATCCGCCTTCTTGCTAACGTTAGCATTCGTCGCGGTCAGCTCATTCTGAAGCTGGGTGATGCTGTTGCCTTGAGACGTGATTGAGCCTTCGGCTTTAGTCACACGGCTATCAAGACTACTCAGCGCCTGACTATTGCCAGAAATCGCGTCAGACAGATCCTCGGAAGCCGGCGACCACGAGGTGCCCTTATTCCCTTCTTCCAGTTTCACCTGGTAGATCTGACAACCGGTCTTCTGGGACTTATCTTCAAACAGGAATCGCAATCCGGCAACGCCTACGAAAAGCGTCGAACCAGATTCAGCTGTAATTGTTCCAACCCATTTGTACAAGTCACCATCACGCGTAACGATGCCGTTCTGCGAATAGTAACGCAGAGACCATGAGTCAGTCCCGACAGCGGAACGACCGATGACTGCAGAAGTGAACGGCTTAGTTGTTCCGAAGCCATCCGCGTACTCTTTAAACCAAAGAGTCATCGTGTACTGAGTTTTAACAGCGATATTTTTACCAACCAGACCCGTAATCGCTTTCAGCTCATAACTGGTGAAGCCGGAAGTCGGAGACAGACACAGAGCCGGGGCGCCGCTCTTATCGGAGTTACGAAGAAGGTTGCTCGCGCCAATAGACAAGCTATCAACGTCGTTTTTAAGCTGGGTGATACTGTTACCCTGAGACGAAATGGAGCTACCCTGCTGCGTCACGGTGTTCTGGAGAGCGTTCAGCGCCGTCGCATCAGCTTTCTTTGCAACGTTGGCATTGGTGGTGCTCAGGTTGTTCTGCAGGCTTGCAATGCTGCTTGAGGCTGAAGCAATGTCTTTGCCCTGCTGGGTAACCGTATTTTGCAGCGTAGACAGCGCCTGTGCATCTGCCTTATTCGCTAGATTAGCGTTGGTCTGTTCGAGGCTGTTTCGCAGATCAGTAACGCTCTGCGAGGTGCTCGTGACGCGATCACCTACGGTGCTGACGTTTGAGGTGACGGCGCTAATGGCATTCGAAAGCGCGTTCATCCCAAGAGCAGAATTCAGCTGGGCTACCTTCTCGGACAGTTTAAAGCCGAGGTTAATGTAAGCCTGACCAGTCCATTGGTTTACCAGGAACTCAACCGTGCTCCAGCCAGCTTTCAGATCAAAGCTAACCGTATTCCAGCCTGCATTACCAAAGGCAACCCTAACACCGTTCACGTACACGGCGCCCGTATCATCAAAAACACGGGACCCTGGTGCCATAGTGATGGTGGTATCAGCATTAACCTTCACGAAGGCTTTGTAATGCGCGATCACGTAACTGCCGGCGCTCGCAAAGTCCAGTTTTGCCGCGTCAGGAACCTCATCGATCGAGATTGGCGCCTTACCGTTGATATCGCTAAAAGTCGGCTCGGTGGTATTGTTCGCCAGTTGTACGCTGTATACGCTACGCACCCACATGTTCTGGCGGCCGTTAACCATCTGGTTTGACAGCGAAGTGATGCTGGTGGACTGCGACGCAATATCTTTACCCTGCTGGGTTACAGTATTCTGGAGAGAAGACAATGCGGAGGCGTTGGCGTCGATTTTGACACTATCTGTCACATCGATGACATAGAAATCATCAAAGCAACGACTCCCGGCTGTCAAATAGTTACTCAGCGTAACCGGAAGCTTGGCTGTCTCCGTAGCCTTCCAGCGACCGGAAATCAGCGTCCAGTCGGAACCGATCGTCCCGCTATTGTACGGTCGCTCAAACACCGGCTGACCAGCGGAGTTACCGATCCGCAGTTTGTTGTTGCCTGCTCCGTTATCAGTGGTCGCTCCGAGATCCTTAACCCATACCCCGATTTCATACGTCCGACCCTGTACAAAGCTTACATACTGTCCCGGTGACACATTACCAGCATCAACCTTCAGCGCCCGTGTCCCACCATGTGGAGTGGAAATCTCAACCACACTGGTTGCCGCTGACCGTCCGGTATAACCATCCAGTCCTCGCTCAAACGACGGGTTTACGATGAGGTTATTCGGCATCGCGGCGGACGCGTCAGTATCGGCGATCGCGTTGTTCAGTGAGTTGTTCAGTTGAACGATGCTGTCCGCCTGGCTGGATGCTTTATCCTCGGTTGCGCTAACACGAGATGTCAGATCATTGACCGCAGTCGCGTCCGCCTTCTTCGCCACATTGCTGTTTGTGGTGTCGAGAGACGTTTTGAGATTGGTGATGCTGCTATTCGCGGCGGAAATGTCTTTACCCTGCTGCGTCACTGTTCCCTGCAGTGCGGTCAGCGCTGTCTGGTCGGCCTTTTTACTAACATTGGCGTTGGTAGTGCTCAGGTCATTTTGCAGTTTGGTGATCGACTGACCCTGAGTCGAAATGCTCGAACCCTGCTGATCCACTGACGTCTTCAGAGTCTGCAATGCAGAAGCGTCAGCCTTGTCCTTCAGGGATGATTTAAGACCGGTGATGTCCGACGCCATCGCTTTATCCTGAGTGTTCAGGGTGTCGAGGGACTTGTTGATGTTAGAGACGCTGTCGTCCACCTTTGTCTCAAGAGACTGGCGAGCCATGGCCTCTGCCTTATCCGCGGTGACACGCGCCAGCTGCTCCTGGAAGATAAGACCGGAACCCACTTTAGAAAGATCATTGCCTTCGTAAGATCCGCGCATCTGGACGGCCAAGGCATTGCGGTTCGCAGCTTCAGCGGCATCAGCGTCCACACGAGCGGACTTCTCATCCTGCAGAGCGGCCATGCCGGCGCCAGGCGTCGGGCGCCCTACTGCAACCCAGTCAATCAACAGGTTGTTTGTGTCGCTCTGGTTCTTCAGGAAATCAAACCGGAAACGGCGAATGGTCGTGGAAGCCCGCCAGTCAATGTCGTGAATGGTCAGCGTGGCAACGCCATTAGCATCATATTCTGGCTCGTCGATAACGAGAGAGCGAGACTCACTCCAGCCCTGCTCTGATGCCCCGATCCAGTACAGTTTGCCTGACCATGTCGGTTTACCTACTTTCTTGATGCGCAGCTTTAGGAAACGATAGGCATTGGCGTCGATAACCATGTTATTTGGCGAGCGGCAAGAAGCTGTGCTGTTTGAAGACTTCAACCAACCATCATCGGTAACGGACATTGGGACAGTGCCACCGTCGTCTTCTGTCCATCCCTCACTGTTGGTATCAAAGTACCAAATTTTCAGGCTATCGAACTGTTCACCGGTGCCAGCGGCAATCTGGGAAATTTGCTGAGCCAGAGATTCGTTAACCGTCTGCACCTGCGTAGACAAGTTGCTAATCTCGGACTGGCGATTATTCTTCTCTTGAAGAAGAGCGTCAGCACGGGCGCGTGCTTCGTCCTCAATGCTCGAAATTCGATTTAAGGTTTCGGTATTGATTGCGTTTGCAGTTTTGATGTCCAGTGCGGAAACGGCCGACGCACGATCTCTGGCTTCTTTGCTGATTTTTGCATCGAGTGCGGCTGTTGCGTCCGAGACAGCCTTCGCACGGTTACTTGCTTCAACCGCAACGGAGTCTGTAATCGCTGAGGCACGAGCAATCGCTTCATCGGAGACAGCTTTCGCGCGCGCGGTCGCTTCATCGGCAACGGCTTTGGTTCGAGCCTCCACTTCCGCCGCAATCGCATTGGTACGCGCGGTTACTTCGTTTGAGATGGCAGTGGCGCGTATAGACGCCTCATCTGCGATAGCTTTATTACGTGCGGTCGTTTCATTAGCAATGGCTTGTGCGCGATCCTTAGTCTCTTTGTCGATGGCGGTGCTTAGCGCTTCCTTGGCCGACTTGACAGCGTTAGCCGCCTCAGTGCGAGCGTCATCAACCTGGGCCTTAGTCTCACTTTTCGCTTCATCTATGGCCGCGTCCACCTCCGTCGCCACAGCCTTGCTGTTAATGTCAGCAATCAGATCCTGACCCAGCTCGGACTCGGTGATTTTATTTTGCAGGAACGAAAGAACGTCGCGCGTCGTTGCGACCGTCGCTAGTGGAGAGTTCAGCGCACTGAGCATTCCACGTTTGTTGGCTGCACGTACCCAATAATACCAGGTGACAGAGTCTTCAAGACCGTTGTGACTGAAGGTTGTGCCAGATACCTTGGCAATCAGCTGCGCTTTAGACTTATCGTTGGTCTTGGATGCCAGAACCTCGATGTGATCCAAGTCAACGGAAGCCGGGTTTACCCAATTCAGAACAATTGAACGATAATCGCCTACCGCAGTTAGACCGGTCGGGGCATCAGGCGCCGTCATGGTTCCCAGAACTTTGTAGGTGATGCTGATAGGATCAGTTTTGCGACCACCAACAGAAACAGCGTACACCTGGAAGTCGTACTGGCCGTTCTCCGCTACTCCACGAAGTTCGAACTGTTCTTCAGTTACGCGCTCAGATTTCCAGTTTGAAACATTCCCGGCATCGGAGCGGCGCCAGCTGATGTAATACTGAGCCGACTTGCCCTGCCATGTAGCGGTCAGAGAAACGGACAAGTTACCCGGAGAGGACAGATAAGTGCCTTCGGTAATCGCCAGACCTGACGGCTTTGAGAACGTTGGGTCAAGAACGGTCGTATTTTGCGGGATCAGCTGTGCGCCGCTATCAATAGCTTCGTATTTGGTCGGGTTGTTCTGAATAGCCGTGATATTGAACGACGTACCATCGTCACCCTCAGCAACGCTCACAACGCGTGCTTGTAGCGGAGTTAAGTCTGGTTGAGCAATGACCCACACTGCATCGCTTACCGGCGTCTCATTGGAGCTGAGAGCGGTTTTAAACGTGACGGTGGTGATGTTCTTCCCATTCTCCAAAATATCACGCCCAACCATTTTCCCTTCTGCGCTGAGGAAGGTGATATGGTTTCCAACTGAAGTCAGATCAACCGGAGCGTCCAGCTTGATGCTATTGGAGGTGTAGCCGATAATACGACCACTGTTGCGACGGCCAGCGCGGAATTTATCTGCGATCAGCACGATGTCGCCAGGCATCAGGAATACAGAGTCCATACCTACTGCAAAGGTGATGACGTCAGATTCCATGCGAGATGTGTAGAGCGTCCAGAGACCAACACGATGCGCCTGGCCGCGTGAAGTACAGCCGAATGCGACTGACTCAGTTTTGCGGATGCCATAGCGTTTAATCGCTTCCTGATCTTCTACATACTCGACGCTCTGCTTGTAACCGTCCTCTTTGTTGTTGTAGGTGATAAGAGCAACGGAATAGCGATCTTTACGCGCCGAACCTTTGTATGCAAATGAGCCATTTACCACGTTGCTGTTGGAGAACAGCATCACAGGGTCTGCTGGAGAATCCTGCGTGATGTGAACCATGCCACCAGCCCAATAAACCATGCCACGGAATGCCCCTGCGATGTCCTGCACGACGCGATAAGCATCTTGGCGACTGGTAATCTGGGTGTTGATTGCGAAGCGCTTCTCTTTGCCACCGAAGCCATCATCAACGAACGCATCACAGTAGCGACCAATCTGATACAGCTCGCCGATGTTAATCATCGACTCCTGAACAAACTGACCCAGACCGTAACGAGTGTTCGTCAGCAAGTCGAAGAGAATCCACGCCGGGTTGGAGGATGATGCCAGCTTAAATGTACCGTCCCAATTGCCGTCGTAGGAGTTCGTGTCAGCGTTATAGTTTGACGGGACACGAATTTTCAAACCTTTAATCAGGTATGAACGAGTCGGCATTGAAGAACCGAACTGCTCTGAGTTGATTTTCAGGCCAACGAGCGCAGAGTTCGGATAGTTCAGGCTGGTATTGACAATCTCACCGATCGAATCGATGTAGGTGTCATCGTAGAGATAGCTGTTATCGGTATGATCTTCAGTCAGACGAATGGCACGCAGAGTATATGCCTTTGCCGGCTTCGGTAAGTCCAGAACATAACTACGGTAATAAACACCTGTCTTTTTCGCGGTCAGAGAAATGGTTGCGTTGGATTCTCCCTCTGCAACAACGTCAACAAAGCCGCCGCCATTACCTGCGTCGATCTGGAATTTAAACTGGACTGTCGTACCGTTAGTATCGCCGCTCTTTTTATCGATGCTGCGAAGTGAAGGAAACTTCATCACCACACGAACGCGATCGCTGTCCGCAGAATCCAGAGACACGTTAACCTGGCTCGTTTGCTTCAATTGACGCCCTACTGATTTCGGCGTTTCAATGAAGTCAAAACCATCGATGACACTTTGATCCTGAGAACCGTCGCGGAACCACCAGGTTACACCGCTGAAGTTGTAGGAATTGTCGCTATTCTGGAGCGGCGTGTCGTTCAGGAAGATGGATTTTGCCCCATCAATCAGACCACCGATAACACCCTCACCCAGCAAATCCAATACAGAAGCCATAGCGCGGCTGTTTACCGTGTCATTAGCCTCCACTGGCGTCCTTGAGCTACCGCCACCCTTACTGCCGCCGCGTCCTGAGATAATCAGGCCGTGCGCGACTAATTGCGAGAGACGGCTTTTTTTGAAATTTGGAACTTCCATTTATCCCACCGTTAAATCTGGTCAATAGTGATAGAGGAACTTGCGATTTGCGAGCCAACGAGAATTTCTTCGCCGTAGTTCAGCTGAACCGGGTTTCCCTGATTAGTAGTGTTTTGAGGCCCGTCGAAATAAAACGAGTCGGAGTTATCCGCTTGTCTCACTTCCGGGTTTTTTGCTTGTGGGGATAGGATCTGAGCCAGACCGCCCATCATCATGCTCATGCCGGCCACAACCAGCGCCGAGGATGTGCCTGCAGTGAAGATTTCTGTGAATGCACCAATGACCACCATCGCGGCGCCAATCGCGACCTGAACGTAGCCAAGCGTCTTCCCGCCACGTCCCTTTGGTATTGGCGTGATGCGTATTTTCTCAACATCCTTACCGGCGCCTTTCATCATGTATTCGGTTTCGTCAACCGACCATGTGGCTCCACTTTTGGTTGTGATTTGAATGTGATAACGGTCGTAAACCTTCGCATTACGACGAATCCAGGCATTTAAGCCTGGTTTGTTTGCGTCGATAAGGTTGATGGCCTGCGCCGCATTTGATGCGCGGAGACGCCAGTGTCGGCCGAAGCGGTTTGCAAGTGCGCCGCCCAGCTGGACATGAACTAATTCAGACATTTTTCCTTCCCTGTTAATAACGCCCGATGACGCAAATGATGCGTAGTATTTTTCTGGTACATACCGCCGTAAGTGGCGTGACTGCTTAGCCTGTCGATTTGGTGATGCAGGATGCGGTTGTCACCAACGTAAACAGCGCAGTGATCTGGCATCTTCCCGTACTGAATGAAGAAGATGTCGCCCTTCTGAGGCTCTTCGCCATGGGCAAGACGGACGAGATTTTCATTGCGATAATTCAGGTCGAGAATGTCGTCGTCGCCCAGATACCACGACGGGATATGCAGGTGAGCGTTGGCGTTGATCTCGATATTGAATTCGCGTTTCAGATAGTCTCGACACAGCATCCAGCAGTCGAAGATGCCAAAGACATACGGTCGGCCGGTGTACGGCATTTCAAAGCCATTGGGCGTGATCACTTCCATCTCGCTTAAACGAAACTCGGCATCAATCTCCGGGTTAAGATTTTTCGTGACGGAGAGGATGAGCCAAGGTAGCTCCGTTGCCTCACAACCAGCGCGGTCGGCGTCAGAGGCCACTGGAGGGCGATCAGTGTGGCTATGCCAGATAGCCACAACCTCGCCCTCGTCTTCGGCAGCAATTACGTCTTCGTGATGCATGACAAACTCATTGGCCGGGTCTTCAGAGACGTTTCGCGCCTCAATAAAGCGATATTTCTCCCCCGATGTCTGGACGATGAACCCGCACGCCTCATTTGGATAACGGGCAATAGCGCATTGATATAGCGACTGCGTCACCGCGGAGCCGGCAATGGATTTAATATCACTGAACACGCGTTGCCCCCGGAAAGCCGCCAAAAGCAATGATTCCGTTGGCGAAGAAGTTTCGCCTGGCCTTGCACGCATCGAGACGCTTGGTGCAGTAGTCGTCGCTGAGCGATGTGACCTGATTGTTGTTCTTGTCGAAGTACGGGCCTGAGTAGCCACACTCCGCTCCGCGGTATTTCCACGGGCAGCTGTTTTTGATGATCTGACGTGCAGGTAACTGAACGCCCATCAAATCAAATACACTGGACAGCTCGAACTCAACGCTATCTTTAGTTTCCAGTGTCTTCTGCTCAACGAACCAGATTTCATCAGGGAAGTGCTGAGAAGCGTCGGCGGTCGCGTTTCCAGATGGGAAGTTCGACGCGTCGAGGAAACGAGCCAGCGTGCGACGACGCGTGATTGTGCAACCAACCAGATCGTCATTTGCCGCGACTTCGGCTGAAATTGTGCCGCCATAGTTAGAGACGGTCATCTTTGGTCGAGGCAAAGAACCCGAACCCGTTTTATCGAACCCACTCGCCTTAATCGGCCATGGTAGATACTCAACTCCCTGCCAGACGACAGATGTGTCGAGATTGTTCGTTCCGGCGTGAAAGAAAAGCTTCCCGCCCGAGGTTGTTACCGACATATCAAGCTCGAAAAGCTCGATAACGGAGGATGGCGCCAACCTCTGAATTTCCGTGCGAATACTCATACTCATCCTTGAGTTAAAAACGATACCTTATATATTAATAAGTAAATACTTACTTATCAAGATTCAAAAACTTGTCTAAAGGTACAACTGATCTCCAAATACCCCGGATAGCGTTTAACAGTATGAGAATCACACACACAGATGATTTTCTTATTGCGCGGGGTCGTCCAGTAAAATGACTCAACTGCGCCGCGAGCTGTCAGAAAATCGTCGATAGCATTACCGATGCTGTAAGGTCTTTTAAACGTCAGCGCCCATTCTTCTTTAATGCGGTTAAGACCGGCTGACTGGCGCTGCTCGTAATCGTCACCAAACTTCAGAACGGTCACTTCTGGCTTTACGGTTTTCTCTGACTCAAAATCCGGGAACCAGTTAAAGGTTTGTCTTGCCATTTTTCTCTTCCTTGAGATGCCGCCCACTTCCTGTAGGCGGCTTTGTTTTTACCTGTTGCCGTTGGTGTTTTTGTTCAGAGAACCACCAGGGCGCTTTTCCTGCGTAATCGTTTCGAGAACGATGTTTTTAATGCGTTGGGCTGCATCGTTCCAACCTTTGCCGTCCGCATCCGAGCCAGACGTTGAGCTGGAGCCGTCAGAATTAACACTGATGTTGATGGCAACCGGAGCAATTGTTCCGCCGCCGCCAATATTCCCTGTCATGGTTACAGGGATAGAACGACCGTCTGGCAGCGGGACATATGCCTCGTTATCACGACCCTCACCAAACAGAGCGAGTTGAGGTGTGGTGGCAATACCGCCCTTGGAGTAAGTTTTTAATGGAACCACTCCATTTGGCCCAAAAACCCCTCCATTTGCGTGAGCCACTGCGCCACCGCTGCCACCGCTGCCACCACTCGCGAGGCTACCAGCCCAGACCGATGTTGCCGCGGATACCATGGACATACCAAAGTTCAGCCAACGCCCCTTCGATGAAGTCGAACTAGCCCCCATCGAAGCGAAAACAGCCGTCAAACCTGCTGCCACTGAAGATAGATTATTCATCGTCAGAATGTTGGCGCCGATTGCCTTAGTCTGATTACCCGTGGCCGTGCCAAGACCAAGGAATGACTTTGTAGAATTCCAGGCGCTACTAACCATCCCAGACAATCCGCTGTTAGCATTCTCGGTGGCCGTACTCATTTGGCTAATACCCGCGCTGGTCTCCTTCGCGGACTGACCAATGGATTTGTCACCGTTATTCACGTTAACACCGGCGCCGCCGGAGCTGACGAGACTTACGCCCTGATTCAGCATAGCCCCAGCAATGTTACCGGTATTACCCGCGCCGTTGGTTCCCATGCCCATCATATTCATGAGCGGTGCAGTGATCTGCGATTTAACAATGATGCTGGCTATGTCTTTGACGATCGATC